GCGCTACGATGTGGCAACTATCGCCTTGGACAAGCTGACTGAGCGCTATCACACCGATACCGTTCCCCTTGCTCGGCGCGTTATTCAGCTCGAATTCGCTGAACAGGCCAAAACCCCTGAGATTAAGAAAGCCCTCTCTGAAGCGACCCGCCTCAAGCACATCGTCGCCATCCGTGAGAGCATTTCGAAGCCCGCTGCTCCTGCAGCTGCGGCTACTCCGGCTGCTGCGCCTGCTCCCGCTCCTGCTACACCGGCCGCTACCCCAGCTCCTGCAGCTCCCGCTCCCGCGGCGCCTGCTCCTGCTGCTCCTGCGGCGAACGAGAACATCAACACGCAACCTTTCGCAGGTGCGCGATCCATTTCTGAGTCAGTCGCTGTTGCTCAGCGCCTGTCACGGACAACCGCCCAATAAGGCGTCAACATAAACAACACACACTGAGAAAATAGTATATGGTAATACTTGATTCTGTTGGGAGGCCTACTTTAGCCACGCCAGGCGGTAGCATCTCCCGTTTCACCGAAGTGCTCGAACTCGGCTGGCGCCTTGCGGAAACTCCCGTCGGAGTTCCTGAGGGCAGCTCCAGCAAAGGTCTCTGGGAATCCCGAGGCTGGAAAGAGTTCGTGCAGCACATGCCCGAATACAAGAGACCCCTTGCCGCGATCATGCTGGAAAACTGCCGCGCGCGCTTCGGCCGTATGGACGAAGTCACCCGCACGCAGAACCTCGGCACGTTCGACAAGTGGATCTTCCCGGTCATCGCAAACATGTCCGAAAACGACGTGATCGACCAGTTGGTTGCCCTGCAGCCCATGGCTGGCCCCGTTTCGCAGATCGTGTTCATGGACATCGTGACTGGTCAGCGCAAAGGCCGCATTCCTGCTGGCGCTCCCATGTGGCGCGCTCTGCAAGGTGCTGTTGACCGCTACGACGACGCCGATGAGCTGATCACCGGTGAGGTCATGTCCAACACCATCCAGACCAACACGGCTACCAACAACCTCGAGTGGTTCCCCATTCGCCCTGGCACTGTCCAGGTGACTGTCGGTAACGATGTGGCGGTTGACGATGGCAACGGCGGCTTCCAAGCCAGTGGCAAGATCCTCGCGACTTCGACCATCAACTACGTCACCGGCGAACTCGTCGTGAGGACGTCTGCTGTGGCCGATGGAACTGAAGTTGACGTGACCTACGCGTACAACTCTGAAGGCAACCAGAAGATCCAGAACTATGACATCAAGCTGTCCAGCACCCCGGTGACTGCGAAGGTCTTGAAGCTCAAAGCCACCTGGACCGAGGAAGCCGATCAGAACCTTCAGGCGATGTACAACATCAAGGCCGAACCGGTCTTGCTGAACGCCCTGACCAACGCGCTGCAATACCAGAAGCATCGCCAGGTCATCGCTGACATCCGCGCCCGCGCTGATGCCGGTTTCGTTGTCTGGGACGCCACGCCTCCGGCTAACGTCAACTACCAGACCCACAAGTTCAGCATCATCGACGCCTTCGAGACTGCCTCGAACTTCATCTACAGCTCGACCAACATGGTCGCTGGTAACTGGATCATCTGCGGTTTGCAAGCTGCGACCGTGGTTGTGACACTTCCTCAGTTCGTGCCCAAGAACAATCGCACGAACATGCAGGGCATCACCTACCTGGGTGACCTCGGCAACAAGAAAGTGTTCGCTGACCCGCACTTCCCGAACAACGAATTCCTCGTTGGTCACAAGGGCGATCAGTTCCTGACCACCGGCTACGTTCTGGCTGAATACCAGAAGCTGTACACCACGCCCGACATCCAGTTGCCCGACTTCATCCACCAACGTGGCTTTGCGACCTCGTTCGCGAAGAAAGTCGTGAATTCGAAGATGTACTGCCGCGGTATCATCCGCAACAGTCCCTCGAGCTTCGGCACCGTGATCGGTTAAGCGCCGCAGAATAGCCGATAACAATTCACAGGCCCTCGGAAACGAGGGCCTTTTTTGTTATCATTTTCGTGTTCTATCCCGTATGAATATCTCTCGACGCGAAGCTATTTCATCTCTGGCTGCGGTTGGAGGCGCTCTGATTGCCTTCCCCGCTACGCTCGCTTGCAAGCTTAAGGCCGCTCCAAAGCCTGAGGAGCAAAAGCGGAGGGTGGACATCTACCGCCTCAAGCACATCATCCATGACTCAGTCACCATCGAGACCCACTTAGACAAGCCATTCGCAGATATTCAGAAGGGCGACGTTATTGTTGTCAGATCTGATGACGCGTGCAACGGCGCTTACTGGTACGCCAATTCCACCTTCAACGAAAAAGGAGTGCGCGGAATAGAAGGGTTTCAGATCGACGTTCCGAATGTTCCGTGCTGGGCCGCGCACATCCAGTGGCACCGCTTGGAGAGATGGGCCGAAGAGCACGCGGTGTAATTAGAGCGTGAAACGGCATCCATTAGCAGACTTCTTGGACGGAGATCCATTCAGGCGGCAATGGACAAGAAAATGGCTGAGTACGCGGGTTCGCAATAGATGACAGCTAGCGCAATAATCGAAGCTCTCGTTCCTGACAAAGGAAGCGTCCTTAAGATGAACGACGATGGCTTGTTCGAGCCATGCGCAGTCCAGGTATCTCAAGGTCCTGAGCGCGTTATCGCCGTAGCGACCCAGATGGCCGGAGTTACCCTGCTTGGAAGGCCGTCTGACATCCACGCAACCCTTTCTGAAGGATACTGGGACTTTCTTGAGCAGACAGACCCAGAAGGTTTTGCCAAACTCCAGGTCAACTTTGAGTGGGCGCACCACGGCTGGTTCACCAACAAAGGTCGTTTTGTCGACAACGAAGAAGCTGCAAAGCTGCACAACACAGACGTCGATGCCTTCGCAGAAGAAAATCGCGAAAATACCATCCTTCACCCAGAACACTCTGACTACCGCTTCGAGTACGGACCCGGAGGCAAGCTTCGTCGGAAGCGCTAGTTAGCATATGCGCAGCTTGCGTGCCTTAAGGGGACCTCTTATGAAGAGTCCCGCGATGATCGACCCTAGCGGAGTCGTGTATTCTGGAGAAGCCGTCTGGGACGCTCTTGACAAGAACCCCGAACTCGCCGCTGAGATTGAGGATGCGGGTCTGTACGGAAACTACCACGACGTCTTCGCGGCCGTCACTGGGAGGGACATCGATTCCTATTTGCGAGATGGGTGGATTAGGTGGGCAGTTGGAGATCCGAGCAAAGACGAGGTATTTGTTCAGAGCTCACAAATCTCGCACCGGCAGCGGGCAGTTCTTGACCAATTCGCAGAAGATAACCCGTCTGTGAAGGTGACTTTCATCGGCTTGGTTCGAGAAGGGTGCGACGACACTTCAAAGCTTGGACTACCTCCAGAAGCTCGGACCTTCTCTAAGCTCAACTCCAGGAATGGAGGATTGGGTCCTAGGAAGCCCAAGGCCTACATTGACATGGTTGCAGCCATCACCAATCAAAAGAGCCGTAAGCATGGTTTCTGCAACAAGGATGGTGGCCAGAAGGTTCAGCATGCAATAAAAGAGTCCTTGGGATACATTGGAATGTTCTCAGGAGGAGGAATGGTCGTTCACGCCATTACAGCGGAGCAGGTTGACGACCATTCGTATGACCACAGCGATGTTGGAAAAGCACTTGGAGCTACTGGACGATTCCGCTACAACCCCAACAGACCCGATGTTGTCGTGTGGAGCGACGAGCCGTCTAAGGAGCAGATGGAGGAAGTTGAAGACTTTCTGGCGCGGCGAGGGTTTAATCCATCAAAGCACAAAGTGTGGGCATGGGCCGACGGTGGACAAACACGGATTATTTCTAAAGAAGGTTCCCAAGATAGTTATGGCATGAATAATGAGTCTCTCGCAAGCAAACTGGTTGAGGAATTGATTGGAGACGAAAACGGGAAAAGCGGAATTGAGATCGACGCCTTTATCCAGGAGCTGAGATCTGGAGGGTACGACCCTGAGCACGTTCGCGAGATGATCTCCGCGGCAACCAGCGCAAAGCGCTTGCTTGGCGGAGGCATTCAAGTCGTCACCAGCAACGAGCTTCAGGGAGCGGACATGATGGAGATGCTTGACCAGCTCGAAGCCCGCAGCGATCGCGCTGAAGCCGGCCAAGGTTTCGAGCGCGTCTTCCAATCTGGAGGAGCCCCATTCGCGCTTGAGTACATCACTCAGGGTGAGGACAACTTCACTGTTGTTTTCTTCACGACCGCAGATCACCAGAAGTAAACCGGGGTGTCGTCAGCCTGGAACTTATTGCCGACGAACCACCCCCGTTCTGGATCAGGCCCTGGTATGGGTTTCCCGTTGGCACGGTTGAATGTGTCGTGGGCAAAGTGGTCATTTTTGAAGTGGCTTTCCCAGAAGGTGTCAAGGAAGTTGAAGTCTCCCCAAAATGCGTCTTGCTTCCAATCTTTAAGCCTCTGCTCAAACTCTGGAATGCGGTTGCACAAAGCACCCCACATCCCAGCCATGATGTGCTGAACGTGGTTTGGGTGGTCTCGCATGACGTGGTAAGTCTTTCCAGACGCCAGCCACTCGCGCACAGCTTCAGCCTCTCTTTTTGTCAAGCGAGCGTCAGCGTCGCGTACTATCGCCACGCTGACTGACGGATCAAACAAAGGCTCGAAGCGCCAGCGCATCCCTGAGCAGTCCACGTTGTCTGGCTTAATGATGATCTCTGCTCCAGAGTCGGAGAGTGCCTTCACAACGCACTCAGGCACAGTTGAATCGACGTAAAACCGGCAGACAAAATTTGGATAGACGCTCTTTGCCAGCTCTGCGTTTTTAAGCGCGCCAACGGTGTACATTGGCGCGCTTCCCCACAGGCTGTATGAAATGACCGACTTCACAGGGTTGAAAACGGGATTGCGTGGCCGGTGTACCCAGGCGCACTCCAGTAGCACGATCCATTTAGCCTTGCGCGGCGTCCTCCGCTGCGATGGTAGTGATGACACCTAACAGAGTGGCAAGGGTTGCTCACGGTTAAACCTGCTTCTACGGCTTTTTGCGCCAGATAGGTGTCGCATCCGTCAATTCCAAGTATGATGTCATCTTGCATTTTGCAGATGGGAGCTTTGAACACCCACGTGTCTTGCGACCACTGATTTTGAAGCTGGCCATCTTCATTTACACGAGTGATGCAAAACAGATGGTTGTCCCAGCGGCTCGGAGGAAGCGACGCTAGCAGCTCCATTGTGCTGTCGTACTTGATGTCTGTATTTGAAACCACGACGAACTCTCCGAGCAATGACTTATTGGCGAATTCGAAGTAGGCTCCGTATGTGGGACGGTCACTGACGCTAACAAACTCCAGCTTCGGGTGCTCAATAGGTGGGAGGTACCCCCTCTCGCAGAAAATAAAGACGCGGCTGAAAAATGGCTGGTCAAGATTGTGCTTGATGCAGTGCACCAGCTCTTCTTCGCGCGGTTCATTCTTGAAAAACGTGGTCAGCAAGATCATGAGTTGGTAGAACAAAAAATAGTTGCAAATAAATGTTTACAAATTTCCGTTTCGTGATATAGTTCTACCATGATTACGAACGAAACAGTTACCAGAGACAACATCGATAACGAAAGCTTCTACAACGTGGTTCAGCTTTGCAATATCACTGGTTATGCTGATCCTGTGGCTGCTCTCAAATCCACTGGTGAGACTGTTCGCGTAACGCGAGACAACGGAGGAAACATTACTGGCGGCGAGCTGATCAGAAAGAGCGGCAACGAAAGCGCGAGAAACCTGTTCCGCTACATTCCTTCTCACAACGAATACTCCACGGTTGACGAAGCTGCCGCTGGAATGGAGAAAACAGATACTGCTGTTGAGCAGCTTGTCAATGGAAAGTGGGTTCATTTTCGCACTCTTACCGCCCAGGACCACGCCGACGCCGCTTGGATGCAGGAATAATCGCATATGGTTAACAAAAAGCGTTTACACTCTGCGCGTTCGCGCTATATTAGCGGTATGAATACTGTTCCTAAAATTGACTTATCCGAGCTTGAGGCTGCGGTAAGCGTCATGCAGGAAGGGACTTCAATCGAAGAGCCGATGACGAATTTCAGCCTCGAGGTGATCCACGAAGGTTTACTTCGCTTGACATCAAACGTCACCAAGAGAGTGATTAACCTCCCGCTGACGGGGCGCTGCCCAATGTCAGTGATGGCGGGATTCGCAAAACGCCAAATGGCATAGTTAAATCATGAATATTGGAGATCGAATAGAGTTTAACGGGCGCGGTGAGACGATCCGTGGCACTGTCACCGATACTAAGCTCAGGCGCACCGGGTCGAGAAACCCGCTGGTTAAAGCTTACGGTCTCCAAGTTCCAGGCCAACGCGTGCTGATCATCATGTCAGACGACGGAAAGGTCTGGAACGTTCCTGAACGCATGGCCAAAAAGATCGGAACAGCAAGCGCTGCCGATCAGCAGACTGCGCGGTCTGGCGCTGCAGATCTCATAAGCAAGTACGTCAGAGCGAAAAATGATCGCAACAACGTGCGCAAAGATTCTGCGTACAATTCTGGTTTTTACAGCATGAACAAAGGCGATGACATCGAGATCCAGTTCCGCGGCGGAATGTGGAGACCGATGAAGTTCTCGCACCTAACTGGAAGCGGCCAGGTCGGATTCTACGATCCCACTTTCCCGTCGCGTGTGCGATTCACGCCAGCTCAGTTTGCCAGAAAGCCGCAGTAAAATGGTGTTCTTATTGTCGTCAGCGGCGGTCAACAAAACCTGTGGCGACAATTCAACATCTTTTGAATTTTAAGCTGGTAATCACGCCAGCGGGTGACCATATACTGGGCGCAGCCCGCCCGTTTAAGTGGGACTACGGTTAGCTGTGGTAGGGCTTCGCCCGAAACGATAACATTTATCGCTGAAGGCGCGGTGAGTCATCCCATCGCGCCTTTTAATTTTGCCGAGCAGCATAATCCACTGCTTGTTTCAAAAAGAGAAAGGCCCGGAGCGAAAGCTCCGGGCCTTTTTGGTAGTTACGCCATGCAAGCAGTTATAGGCGGGCACAATTTCGGAGTGAGAGCAGCGATCGTGATGCTGTTCACTACGCCCATTGCGGAACCGGGAAGGCAAACAGCTGGGAATCCTCCGAGTAACCCGCCTGTCGCCACGGTCTCCAACGTTGGAGATTCACTCAAGTATCTTTTCTCGAGCCCAAACGGGGCATTCACCAGGAACATCTACGTTGACCCGAGTGGAGAGATTGTTGATGAAGTGGTCGACAACACTGATTTCAGCAGCAAAATCATCCTGGATGACCTGAGGTTGTTTTTCGTATCTCCTAATGGCCTATACCTCAGAGTGCTTGGGGTCGCAGACGACGGCACCCCAACTGACTGCGTTATTGATGCTCCTGTCTTGCACGCGACAACCGATGCGCTTAAAATTCAGAATTTGATCCGACAGTGCTTCGCCGTTCCAGGTGAAAGCAACTACCTTCACATAGGGGTCGACGACCTAGGAGACCCTTTCAACACCATCGAACCTTTCAGGGTAGCGCAGCAGCCCGTGTCATCTTAGTTTTATGAAGTTAAACGCAACACTCGCAACATTGTTTATCGCTGGATCTTGTTATGCCGGCACACCGGTCATACTTCCGCTCGGAGGAGAGCGGAATCCCGCGACAAAAACGAACGTCGTAAATTGGTTGATTGACGGCATCAACCTTTACGGGCTGAATCCAATCGGCCAAGTTACCACGTCATCGAACGCCCTTCAAGGACAGATAACCACAACATCCAACTCTCTTGTCCTGTCGTCAAATTCGCTGCAAACTTCAATCACGACTGCATCCAACGCTCTCCAGACGGCGATCACTACCACGTCCAATGCGCTTAACTCGGTCGGAATTACCACATCCAACGCTCTGCAGACCTCAATCACGACAACGTCGAATCAAATGATTACGGCGTCAAACAACCTTCAAAGCGTGATTAACACGAAAGCCGCGACAAACGCGACGCTGTACGCTACCCCAGGTGGGGCGTTTGTGGTGGACTCAATAGGTGCAGTAGGAACTAGCATGACAAACTACGCCGGAACTGGAGCAAACGGTGACGGGCTAATAGCGGGATCGTTTACCTCTGGTCGCTGGGGAGGAAACGGCGGATCATTTATTGCAACTGCGGGATCTGGAGGTAGCGGGTCGTCGCAGACGGCGCAATCTGGGGGCATGGGAGGAAACGGAGGAAGCGTCGCGCTGACTGCTGGAACCGGCGGTAACGGAGGACCAAACAACGGAGGAGCAGGTAGCGGCGGTGACGTCACTTTAAAGCCAGGAAGACCTGGAGTGCAAAACGGGAGTGGAGCTGCGGGGTCTCCCGGGTACGTTTATGTGGATGCTGCGGCAGGAGGGTCAGTCAGGGTAAGAGCTTACGCCGCGGTAGATCCATCAAGCTCTAGCGTATACGCCCAGATCTACGCTAAAACAAACACCACGGGAACAGGAGGTACGATCGGATATGCCGAAATGTACGTCCGCGACGGATCAGGAAACGTGACCTTGATCAGCCCTCACGCCACCGACGTTCCAGAGTGGTTCATGGACCAATGGACGCCGAACCCGATCATCACAAAGCACTACAACGTCTACCTCGGCCAGGTCTACTACGAGAACGAAACGCGGTCGCGCTGGATCGTCCAACTTATGGCGGCAGGAACTAACGTCAACGCCTGGGAGCCGAAGTACCGACAGACGATGTACGTCGAAAGCTTCGATCAGTACAACGCGCGGCACGGTTTCACGAATGGCATGGACGGCTTCCTTAAGATCGAAAACTGGTATGTTGACGCCTCTGCAGAGAGGCAGGCGTACGACGCCGAATACCAAAAAAAGTCGAAGATATTTGAAATCCTATCTGCGTGGTACAAGCGAGGATACAACGATGATGGAGAGCCATTCACTGAGGAGCCTGGATTGCCGGCGTATAACCCTCCTCCTGCCACTCTCCCTCCACCCGAGTGGCTCTACAACCGCGGTATTCTTAACGAAAGATGAAAGCTGTTGTAATCGCTGTTGCTCTCTCCGCCGTCCAAGCTATCGCTCAGGACGGCGGGGGTGTTTTAAAGAGGCCATTCGTATACCACCACCCGGACCCTCTTCGTTACTACGCACCGTTTGACATGCCGTTTCCGGCTGAGCATGTCGAGAAGTTCATGGATGCCAGCCGAACGAATGCGCTTGCATTCTGGAAAATTTTGCAGACGGACGACGTCAAGAAGATCCACGAGATGGCGCAGGCGCAGCTGACAGCGCACTTTCAGCTGATTGACCAGATGCACTTCTATCCGAGCCGCGATCTTTCGTGGCACGTCTGCTGCTCTCCTTCTTGCGAGTCAAATGGTTGCCCGTTCGTGTTCGATCTCGACAACATACGGCCAGGATACGCTGACACCTTCAAGTTCTGGTGCGACCACAGGACGGATACCAACACCGTCGTGATTGGTCCGAAGCCGTCGCAATAGTTAGCGCGTGAGCCAAGCTACCATTTTGGAGGACACGCTGAAGAGTCTCGGCGGCGTCCATGCATCGATTGAGCGGTCGCACGCTGAGTCTGACCAGCTCGGGAAGTCTTGGTCCATTCTCTCCACCATCACAAACGCTGTGTCTGTCGGCGCCACTGGGTGGCTGCTGAGCATGTCGGGCGTAGGGCGCCACGTCAAATCCATCTATCACGAGCTCAAAGAAGTGTCGCAGATGAAGGACTTGATTGACATCGGCAACGCAGACGAGCGCCTGGCGACCCTGTCAGAGTCCCTCGCATATCTCTCTGAGAAGGGGCTCAAAGATGGAAACGCCCAGTACGACCTAGCAAAGAAGCAGGTTAAGATGGCAGAGCTTGAGCTTCAGCAGATCAAGTGGAAAAATGAAGCTCGCAAGGAGTACGTTGAGCTCGGAAAGATTGAGGTCAAATGGCTGGTGCTTGCTGGAACGACCATTGCTGGGATGCTTTCCACGTCTCGGACTCTGAACGAGTCTCTGATTCATGCGAACTCATCCATCGCAGCAAGATACGACCTTCTCACCAAGATTTACAAGGTTCAATCCGAAACCGGAGCCTCAACCAGAGAGATGTCTGTAGTTGCGCATGCGCTGACCGAGTACGGCATTGACCTCAACAGCAACTTTGCTGACAGCGCGAAACTAGTCTATCAGATGAACTCGGGGCTTGGAGTAAGCGTCCAGCACGGGGCGGAGCTAGTCAGCGCTTTCCAGCGTCTTGGAGTCGACGTTAGGAGCGTCGGCGATGGCATTGCAAGAGTAACTGCTGATACAGCTCTTAGCGCGGATGAAGCCTCGCGGTTTTCAATTAACATCGCTCGCGCGCTTTCGACGATGCGCACTGGAATGGGTAAAGGATCTAGTGAGGTTGCTGAGTTTTTAAACCGCATCGAAGGCCAGCTCAAATCTGCCACTGGCGTGACTGGCGAGCTTACAGCAATGTACACCAGGATGACCACGACCCTGGATGGCGCTGGCGTCGCTCACATGCTTGGCATCAAAAACATCGAAAGCCTCGGTGGAAAAGACGGCGCTGAGCGCATGACAAAAGCTTTGCGGAGTCTGGTTGACAACACTTTGCGCGGTCTCGGTGGAGATGCGCGCTTGAGCGCTCTTGAAAGTCTGTCTGAAATGACTGGAATGAGCACCCTTGCGCTTTCATCACTGAGCACAGCGATGGACGACGCAAGTAAGAAGATGGGCTCAAGGACGACCATTGAGCAGGCGTGGAAAAACCAGCTGGTAACGACAGGAGAAGCGGTAAACTCAATGATCGGGTCTTTGCGCTTTTTAGCCATTAAAGTTGTCCAGCCTCTTCTACTTCCGATTCAGATGCTATCAAAGGCGGCTGCTTCACTCATAGGAACTGTTTCAAAGATTCCAGGAATCACAGTCGCTCTTCAAGGCCTTGCGCTGATGGCCATACCATACCTCATTAAGCAGGTTTACTCTCTGACTACAAGCCTTATTTTTCTAGCCAGAGCTGCAGCTATGGCTGCTAAAAGCGCTGCTGCGGCCGCCGCTTCTCAAGCAACTGAGGGAACGCTTGAGCGCGGATCAGGAATTTTTGACGCCATTAAAGACATCATCGGGAACAAAGGCGGATCTCCTGGAAGAGGGACTCCGGGACCTGGACCCGCTGGTTTTGGATACGGAGGCGTGGTTACCAGAGCAGGAAGCGCTGCAGCAGCTGCAACATCAATGGAACGCCTGACCTCCGCCTTCACTAAGGGATACGAGTTTCAGAAGCTCCTTATGGTCGCAAGATTTGAGAATCTCAGATCGATGGTTGCGATGAGCAAAGCGTACCAGTGGGGAGCATCTGCCGTTACTGCCGCAAGCGGGGCGATCGGGAGAATTCCGACGCTGTTTGGAAAGGCGGCTTCGTCTGGTGTTTCATCCCTAGCAATGCGCATGCTTCTCCCTATGATGGGAGGCCTTGGAGCGGTAGCTGGAGCGGCTGTTCCAGTCATTATTGGGGCTGTTGCCGCCTACGGCCTGTACAAAATTGCAAACGCTGCTCTGGGTGGAAAGCTTGACAACTGGCAACAGAAGTTCTTTTCCAGCTTCATGGCTCAGAAGAAGGATTACACGAAGCAGGACGCCTTTACTACGGACGTCAAGAGAATGGTCCGCACAAAGACAGAGCAGGGCGCCTCTGCAAGCGAGATCCGCGACGCCATTGAGAAGGAAAAGAAGATTGGAAAGCTGAAAGGCCTATCCGATATTGACGTCGCCATTGCAATTGGAAAAGGAATGCGCGAGCGCGAAAGCCTGCTGACAGCCAAGCTCACAAAAGCACAGCTTAACCTTGGAACTGGACAGAGCGACCAGAAGACTGCTGAGTACCTGAAGAAGCAGCTTGAAGTGAACGAAGAGATTGCTGAGTCTCTCCGAGTCATGGTGTCTACCGCCAGAAAAGAAGCTCAGGAGAACGAGAAGCGCGAGAATGCTCGCGACAACGAAGCCATAATCCGATCTCTTGGAAATCACATCGGGTGGGCTCCAGTTCCAGTAGGACACTAACATGCTATTCTCTCCATTCACCGAAAATCGAGTTTACTCCCGCACTAGCACGTACGGTTTTGGATCTCTGAAGTCTCTGGTGTCTCAGCTGACTCCGGCATCAGTGTCAGTCCTCACGGGTGGATCAACCGTGTCAAACGCGGTGATCATCAACTTCCCTGCGATGCCTGATTCCATAGAGCTGGCGCGCAAGGCCAATTACGTCGTCTATGAGAATTTTACTGCGCCAGACGGGTCGCATCACAGGTACAAAGGAACGACTCCTCTGGAGATTCCGTTTTCATTTAAAGTGCATGCCTACGACTCCTCCTTCTGTCCTCAGGCCGGCCTTACGCTGCTTGACATTGCAGCCAAGCTTCATTCCTTAACTCTCCCGATCGGGGACAGCGCCCGTCTTATTTCTGCAACTTCTGCTGGAGAAGCGTTCACGCCAAAGCAGTCCGCAGGAGATGATGCAAAAGGGGCGGCGTCACCAAATACCGGCGACACTCCCACGCTTAACGACAAAGATGCGGATGCTGTGGCCTTTCCAGTCGCCGCAGTTTTGGATTTGATCAAGGCCGGAGGACAAGCTCCTGGCGTGCGCTGCGTGGGGTACGTCAAGGACGTTTCGACAAAGTTTGGTGGTCCGTGGATCTGCTCTCCAGACTTTACCCTGGTCAACATTCCTACCACGCTTGAAGCCTCGTTCGTGTTTGTGCACCGCCCGAGTCACACCAACAACTTTGGAACAAGCCAGCTGTCATCGTCGATCACTCAGCAGAACGTCCAGGCGTACGCGGACGACGTCAAGAAATCGCTGTACAACACGATGGATCTGGCTCTCAAGGTAGGAAACAGCTACACCGGCTACAAGCACTAGCGCTTCCACGCGAGGCTCGTAACCCTGCCTTCTTTCGATACCTCGAGGACGTGATCGGCGTAATTCTGGACTTCCTCATGGTGGTCCACAATGAAGATCAGAATCCCAAGCTTGTTTGCTAGCTCCTTGAGGTAGCTGAACAGACTGCGGCGCGTTGATGGCTGGAAGTTTCCAGTCACCTCGTCATACCACCTGAATCCGACTCTGTTCCAAACCTGCCCGACTTCAGCGAATGTCTCAGCAACAATCAGGTTTGTCTCACCACGCTCGCCCTTCGAGCTTCCCTCTGCTCTCTTGCACCCAAGCTTGTTGTCAACCTTGATTGACAGCTGGCATCGGTCTTCACCGCTAGCGAGCGTCTTCGTGGTCGCGAATGACACATTAAGGGTCCCCTCGGTCATAATGTGGCTGATTCTCTTCGCGATGTCGTTTAAAGGTGCCACAGAATCGCGCAGAATCATATTAGGGATGCCGGTTGGCCCATACCCTTCTACCCAGTAGGCTATGGCTTTCGTGGCCTCCTTAGCGTCACTGAATGAGGCAGAAGAGGTGTCAACTCGCAACTCAGCAGACTTGAGCTGGCGCTTCCGCTCACCGAGGACGGCTTCGGCGCGGTTAACCCTCGACGCATCGGGTCCTTGGCGAAGGACCGCTACCGAAGACTCCATGGACGCAATGTCATCCGACGCGGTTCTGATGGCGCGGTTTAAGGCTGAAATTTCATCTTCGACGTCCTCGCAATCCTCGCTAAGCTGTTTGACCTTATCCCGAACACCCAGCGCCGCGGTCTCTTCGTCAAGGACGTTTAACTGGCCGTTGTAGGTGGAGGCGTCAGCAACAGCTTCAGAAACGAGAGCGTCGAATTTCTTTTGGCGCTCCTTGATCCCATTGATTTTTGCCTGTTGGTCTGAAAGCTCTTGAGCGCTGTGTCGGGCGTCCCACGGACGGTTGCACCTTGGGCATGACGTCGGAGCGTCTTTCATGGCCTGAAGCGCTCTTTCGGCGGCTCGCGCATTTGACTTTAGGTCTTCAATTCGATCAAGACGCCGCTGTCTGAACGACCGAGCCTGAGACAGTTTCTTGTTGATCTTCTGCTTCTTCACCTCAATCTGGTGGTAGCTCTCAGCGCTGTCGTTCTCAAGCTTCCTTATTTTCGAGGTGATTTCCTTGATCTCTTCTCGCTTGTCAGCGACCGCATCCTGCTTTTTCTTAAGCTCCTCTCTGGCTCTGGAAAGACGGTCTTCCGCTCTCTGGAGCTTTTCAGAATGCTCGAGCTTTTCTTTCTCGTGGGCAGATCGCTCGCTGCTTAGAGTTTCCTCAGCATCGGAGATGTCCTGAGTCACGGTGTCGACTGCTCTCTTGGCCTCATTATAGGCTGACTCTGCGGTGGTTTCTTCCTTCTTGAACTTTTCAAGGACCTTCAAAGCGTGCTTGTGGTATTTTGACCACGGAGGGGTGGCAAGCGACGCCATCACGAGGTCAACCGCGTCCTTCTGGGACAGCGTTGCAAAGTTCAGCCCGCCGTCGATAAAGACCACCCACTCTGCCAGCTGAGGAGTTACCCCGAGGATTTTGATCAATTCCTCTCGAGTTGATGAGATAACATCGCGCCAGACAACCTTTCCGTCGTGGGTGAACCTGAATCCCTCACCGGTTGAAGAAAGCTCAGAGCACTTGTATCCAAGTTCGACAACCAGCGGCTTTTCACCACGGTCTGCCTCGATTTTGACGTAGGAATTCTTTCCGGAGTCATCGCAGGCGTAGTGTGCGACTTGCGTAAATCTTCCCTTAACGCCAACTAGCGCTCGGCACAGAGCTTCACCGAGCAGCGTCTTTCCGGCTCCGATCGGGCCAGAAACGAGCACTAACCCACGGTCTGGAAAATCGATCTTCGCCTCGCGAATAGTTCCCCAATTTCGAATTTCAACTGATTTTAGCTTAGCAGATGGCATGCTGTATTTAGAACGCATGACGGCTCGTAGTATCATCGAACAGATCTTTTTCACAGGCGCGGTGTTTTTCGACACCTCTGGCCGCGGCTATATCGGTTCGAATGGGGTCTTCTTCATGCGCCACGACGGATCAAAGATCATTCCAGCTCTCGAGAAGTTTGTCAACCTGTGGTCGCGCTCAAAGAAAAATCGCGAGACCCTGATGATGGACCCGCTAGCATCTGCAGTAAGCATGATTGAGAGGCACGGACTCGTGGTTATGTTTCATGGAATCGCCATGTACGACGTGGTGATAAGCCGCGACCGTCCAAAACTGACGCAAGATCAGCTCAACTGGATCGACGCGCACTTCTCGCAGGGTCTCGGAGAAAGCGTCCTCTGGTTCAAGACTATCGACGCTCCTCCTACCAAGACCACGGTGGGCGCACTTCTGTATGGCGAAAAGGAGCCGCGTAGAATGGACAAGGTAATTCGCCAAAAAACGAAGTGGGAAAAGAGGACGCCGGCAGACGACGAGTTTGACGCTATGGTGAACGACTACGCTGCGTCCGTTAAGCCTGACAACCGACCAGCCCACCAAAAACCGCAGCCCATCACGCACGCGCCGCCTCCTGGGTACGATCCAAAGGCGTCCGGAAAGAAGGATGTCCTTCGCATGCGTTGGACAAAAGGATTTCCAGCTCCAGCCAAGTGGTCTCCTAACCAAGATCCGAAGCTGACTGTGCACTCATGAAGCCCATCTTGCAAAAATTTACCTGGGCTGAAGTCTTCAGCGGTCCAGTGTTCGAGCGGCTAAGCTTTGCCCAGCTATTGCAGCGCAGCGAACCTCGCCGAAAAGTCAGAGCGCTGACAGTCCGCGGACCACCGTTAAAGATCGCAACCGGATCTGACTCGATCTATTACATTTTCAACTTTAAGTCATTCCCGAGTACTACCGGTTTCCGCCACCACGGGTTCATTAAGTTCCTTCGTCCTCGCCGACAAAAGCGACTTCAGGACGTTGAGTGCATTGTGGACTGCACATGCCCCGACTACAAGTACCGCTGGGCGTGGACAAACAAGCAGCGCGGGTCAAGCGTCGTGGGCGGCCAGAGCATGAACAAGGCCTGGAACAGAGCTCCGCGCATCACGAATCCAGCCGGTAAAGTTGGGTTGTGCAAGCACTTGATTGCTCTCCAAGAGTACATCGGAAATTCAATGTCTCCTGAGGTGTTTCCGTCTAGCGGCGGAAGCGAAGACCAGGATAAAGCGATGCGGAAGTTGCTCAAGTACTCAAATGACCGCTGGGTCAACGTTCCGCCAGGTACGAGCGCGCAGGCGCTTGACCGAGAAGCCGAGGTGCGCGCAAACGCGCAGCGAAGAAACAGAGGCCAGGAGCCGTCAAACGCTCCGAGCGCTCCACCTGCCGTGGGAGATAACGCAGGAGTCGAAGCTCCAGACAAAACTTCGAATCCTGAAAACCCGCGAAACCCAAACAACACACCAAACAGCGACACGCCTAATGGCGAACCCGAGCCAGGTGAAACTGAGGAGGGACTAGTAGTTAATGCACATATGCAAGCTTTGAAAGACGCCCACAAATTGGTTGAAGAGCTGGAAGACAGTTTTCAAAATGAACTGAGTGGACCTGAAGCTGGTTCAGCCGGTGGACCCGCTGGTCCTGACGGCGGATTTGGATCCGAACCCACGCCTCCTCAAGGTGGCCAAGACCAGGGTGAAGAAGCTCTCAGCCTGCTGAGAGACATCGCCTCTGGAATCCAGCGCCTCTCTACCGCTTTGGAAAATCCTGCGATGAACCCTGCTGCAGCCCCTGCGGCACCCGCTGCTCCTGCTGCTCCCGGTGCCCCTGGCGAGCTCGCTGTTCCTGAATACCCTTCTGGTGGCGAAGCTCCTGGCGCTCCTGCTGACGACCTCGATGGTCTCGAAGGTGGCGAAGGTGGCGAGGGTGGAGAGGGTGAGGGTGAGGGAGATGAAGGTGAAGAGGACGAACCACCCGCAAAACCCGCTCGGCGCCGCAGCTTCCGCTCTCCTGACGCCAGCAGAAACGCCGAATAAATTTTATGCACCCCGGAGAATACGCACAACCGCTGAATCGGACCACCTCAGGTTCGGCTCCTATCGAGTCGGGCTTTGTTGGTCTTCGCTTCCGTGCGTCTCAAAAACCGACAGGCACCACTCAAAGCCTCTGTCAGGTTCTGCTTGAGAACACTGGGAAGTCACAATTCACCGTGCTCATTCAGGGCACAGACAATCACTCGCCTGCCGGCACGAGAGCGCAGCTGAGTGAAGTGGTCCTCATGCCTGGCGGCCAGAAGACAGTCAGCGTCACGCCAGTCACGAAGTACATCGAATTCGAAGGCTCTGCGGGATCTGGAAATCTTAAAGTCCAGATTACCTCTGAAATCCGCTGGGAGCCTCTCGCGTTCTCGAAAGTTGACACTGAGTATGACATCCTGGGTCTGACCCAAGCGGCTGACGCCGATCTGGATGCTTCTCGCGGTGCAACTACAGTATTTGGTCAATCAGGGAGTGCGGGTGAGGTGACCAGTTAGTCAGCATCAGAAACTGTTATCCATAGTGAAGCTCCTCCTTGTGGAGGAGCTTTTTAGCATCTACCCGCGTGAAGGATCGCGAACTTCGCGAGAGGTCGGACCGATCGTAGACGACCCCACAGCCAGAAGGCTGATTTGCTGCCCTTGCGCCTCGTTCGCGCTAGAAACTATATTCGTGTTACCGGCATCTCGCATAGCCTGTTGGCTAGCGCGATTCGTCTGAAGCTCACCTCGATGCAGGGTGAAGGCGCTAACGAGGTCTCCCTTGTCGATGACATGCGTGGACTGAGATACACTGTAATATCCAGCCCACGAAGTGTCGGCGCCACTCTTACCAAGCTTGATGTCGATGAAGTCGTTAATGCGGAGAAGCGGGGTTTTTGTGGTCTTGAGCTCAAGAGAATACATCGCTGATCTCTGCTGCTCATATTTGTTTTGGATGATGTTTTCTCCCTCAACAGCCCCATTTTCACCCACGTGGTACGAGAAAATGCGGTCGTACTCTTGAGGGATTTCCGGGGCTGAGTTCCCGATCTTTAGGACTCGTGAACTGTCAGATCGAACAGCTTGGGTCTCTCCCGTCATCGGGTTGTGAGCAACCATCCTGACAACAGCCCCAGCCGCCCCATCCTCGCATTGCACCTGTGAGCGGTCGCTCTGAATCAGCGACAGGCTGTTAGTTGGACCAAAGTACGACAGCTCCTTGAGCTCGGATTGGTAATCTGGAGAGTGGAAATGAAGCACGCTGTCCTTCACGTACAGCCTGAAGTTCCCGCGTCCTTTTTCGTTCACCGCTCTTGAGATGCACCTGTCGACAATGAAAGTGAAGTCGGAGATCCGAGGCTGAACGAGGCTAAATTTTCCGATGGTTGGCTCGACAATCGCTTCGATCTGGTGTTCGGCGGCGATCGCCTTGACCATGTCGCTAATCAGCCCCTGCCGCGAAACAATCTTGTGCGCTCGGCTGATCTTCCATAACGGGTCAGCTGTGCATATTTTGACGTGGTGGGTCCCGTTACCGTATGGGATGGCTGAAAATTCCGTAATGAAATGGCGCTGCCACGGAAGCCATTGCATGGCGCGTGGTGTTCCAATCCCAAACCTGATCTTGCACTCAGGCTCACCAGACGACATTGCTGGTTGGACTACTCTGATGACTTCCTCGTCACTTGAGGCAAGGATGGTGACTGACTCGGACCATGCATTGATCCGTTCCTTGATAGTAGTAGTGCAATGGTCAGCAGTTCCGCGTACGTCGACGACAGACTGCTGACCATTGACGGTTACTCCGATTTGAAAGATGCACTGAGCGTTCCCGCTGTTCGCAATGGTCGTTGATGTCGGCACTTCCTAACTAGCGTCACTCTTCTTCGTGCTCGCACAGGGCAACTCTTGGGCGGTTGAAGAAATCGCGGTGCTCAGACGGCTCATCTGGAACTGACCAGACGTGCTCAAGTCCCTTTTCAGTAACCTTGTAAGCGTCGCCCATCCCAAGAGTGTGGGTGGTATGCTGAACGCGCGCCAACTGAGTTGGGATGATGCACTGGCGCGATGCCACGAGCGTCAGATAGTCGGTGTCGCTGAATTTCCACGTCCATGCCTGCAGCGACTGATTTTTGCGATACACGAACATCTCGCCACCTTCGAACCAAATCAGCCCAACTGATCCGTGCGCTCTCTGCAGAGCGCGGGTCTTGATAAGAGGCCCTAAGCACTCGCTGTCGACCACCACGCCGGGTCGGATCAGGTTGTAATTGGAGATGATGCCGTTGTGCGCATAGACAACCCCTTCAAACTCAAACGGGTGAGCGTTGACGTCGGTGTGCGCACCATGTGTGGCATAGCGGACGTGGCCAAATCCGAGTCGGCTGACGCGGGCGGCACGCTCGATGCGGTGATTGCAGTTGCGCAGAAACACCGCCGGGTGAATTGCTCGCTTGAACACTTTCAGGGGGTGCCCTGTCTCAGCGTAGGCAAGGCCAACAGAGTGCGGTCCGTATGGAATCGATCTCCCATACATCTCACGCAGCAGCGGGGTGCTGATTTTACCAGCCCATCCAATAATCGCGCACATATTATTTAAAAAGAAGAGTTGCCACTTTGAACGACCCGAACAAGCAGAGCGCTGCTCCAACTGAGGCTATCAGCGCACCAGCAGAATCCGGTGAGAGATAGAAGCACAAGCGATAGTATTACAGTGAAATAGTCGTCGAGTTTATCCACGACGTTGCATTTGTTCGCGTTCATATCAATACTATATCACGAAACAAGAATTTGTAAACATTTATTTTTAAAGTCCCAATTCTCGCTTCCTGTCTAGAACTGTTTGGACGGCCTGGTTTCCTACGCTGTCACCAGCGTTGATCCTCACCAGTTTCCATTCGTGGCCAGAGGCATACTGGTCTTTCATCTTGTCGCGATTCACTTGGCGACCTGAGCGGTGATAGCGCCGCGAGTCAATTTCAATGAGAAGCCGCAGGTTAGGAAATGCAAAGTCGTAGATGAACCCACCCATCTCGTATTCCGCCTTGGCGTAGATCTTCGCAACTTGGAGAGCTTCGCGCACTTTACGCTCAGGGTAGCTCTCGTTGTTTTGGCGAGTGCCGCGCGTAATCTCAGGAGTCTCAAGGCAGTGAAGACAGATCCAGTAGTAAGAGTTGAACCTTGACCTGCTCTTGAACTTCTTGCAGAGACTCGCCGCTTTCTGCTTGCCGCACTTACGGCATAGCTGAGGCAAGGAATCAGTACTCATCGACTGGGTCGAATAATTCGCGGATTTTATCGAGGACGGGGTCTGTCAGCTCGAGGGCATAGAGCTCGATGGACGCCTTGGAAACCCCGAGAGCGTCGAAGAATTGTTGAACCGTGGATTCGTCTTGAAGCAGCTTCTCGCACTCTTCCTTGTTGAATTCAAGGTTTCCTTGCGCAGTAGCAACGATCATGCGAGACGACTCAATCGTACCGACGGTTTCGTCTCCAAGAGCTTCAAGTTCCTCCAACAAATCACCAATTTCAGCAGGCATTTTCATATTGTAGTTATCGCGTGCGATTTCAAGAACGTAAAGATTTTCTTTCGAACCCAGATGTTTTTGGGTTGCAAGATACTCAGACAGCCCTGAGAATCTACAACGAGTGGTGCGTACGCCACTCTGCGAATCCACGCCCAAAGTTTCTTGAAGTTGACCGCAGCGCATCAAGAATGGATCCGCTGTGGCATTCGCACGTAGGTCCTGTTCAATTCACGCGAGAGCTTGATGTTCCCTGCATCAACGTGTTTCAAAAGCCGTCGTGGAGGCTGACTCAGATGGGAATCATCGCCTGCCGCCAGGACAAGTTCATCATTGCCCACAACACCCTTCAGCAGCTCGATTATTTCCCTGAGCGCGGTGACAAGGTTGTATGGAACGGGTACCGCTATGTGATCCTCAACGTGGTAATCGATCCGGAAGCTTACTGGCAACAGACGCAGCAGTGGATGGGTTTAACTGTTGAATGCGTCGTTCCTCCTGAAGGTGATTCGACTCCAGTCATCGACGCTAAGACGCTGACTCCAAGCGAGAAATCTACGGCGTTCCAAAAGCTTAGCCAACATCGCGAGGCCTAATGCTTGGAAATGCCATAGACGACGCGGTCTACGCTTCGATAACTGCAAAGCTCAACGAAATGAGCGACGCGGAACGCCAGAAGGTTTCCAACGCCATATACACCTGGCTGAGCACGGAGACCAGGAAGCTTCCGACGGCAGATATTCCTTCCAAACTCGAGGCGTGGCGCGGACGAATTGACAGGATGTGCAAGGAACTGGTATTTAAGATAGACGGCCAGAAGTTTGAAATATCTGCTTCGGGCGACGCGGATTTGACCCTGATCGGTCTTACCCGCGGAACGGACTGGTTTGTTGGCCATCCCGATCTCGCGCGCCTCGTAGTGGAGACAGTATTTAGCTCATAATTTAAACAAAATGAAATCGAATGTAACAGCCCGAATCGAAGAAGCTCTGAAGACTGTGGACCTCAAAAAGCCCGCCACCGTTACGGAAGCTGCACGCCGAATCATTGAGTCTCCTGTTGATCTGAGCGCTGGAAACTCGGTTGCCGTCATTGACGACCCGACGTTCCCTGCGTCTGGACAGGTTGGAAAGGTCCGCGGTAAATCCGCGAAAGGTGAGGGTTTTGTTGACGTTGAACTCGCCAACGGTACCGTTATGCCCCTCCAAGCTGACTTGCTGATCAAGCTTTAATCGCATGATCCGAACATGCCATCTATCGTCACAGCGGACGCCGTAATCAAACCCGATGGACTCGGAGGCTCTCTCCGATGGCATGAACTCGCTTTGCAGCGGTGGCTACACCGCTGCTTTTTAGTCTCCTCAGGTTACCCAGTTCCTGTGATCTTCTCCAACCCAATGGATGCGTTCGCTCAGTTCAGCATCCTGTGGAGAGACAAGGACAACCCATTCAGCTACTTGCTTGAGCTCAAGGACGAGCACGGTCGCCCGCGGTATCAGCCGTACCCTGCTCCGCCGCTCTATCCTCTGCTTTCAGTTCATCGCCTTGGTTGGCGCCCACGCGCCTCTCAGAGCTGGGGAGTCCGCGTTCACAGGAACGTCGGGTGGCTGACCATAAGCGACAACGCCAAAAAGCAGGATCTCGCGAACGTTGCGCAGGTCAGGATGCCGTCTGCCTGGGACTTCCGCTTCCAGATTGACCACTTCTGCATGAACCCGAGTACGCAGTCGAACTTCATCACATCGCTGATGCAGGCGTTCAGCTACTTTGGAGGACAGCCTCAGACGTGGATCGACGCAGTTTACCCGGGTCACTGGGGGCACCAAACGCTCCACATGGTTATGGATGGAGATATTCAGTCCGTGACTCCAGAAGTTGCGCCTGAAGGAGAAGTCACCCAGTTTCGTACGAGCTTCAGCGTAACGGTTGAAGGTTACTGCCCAGAAATCAACTACGCTGTCGTGCCTTCCCTTTGGACCCTCGTAGCTGAGAGTAAAGCGGTGGCACCTGACGCTCTCACAAAGATTTTTTCAACTGACGACTTGAGGCCTGACGATGGCAACGACGATTTAAACTCGCGGCCAAACATCCCGCCTAAGCTGTAGATAAGGCCGATAACAAGAGAACAGAATTTTTATGGCAACGATTCACGCATCAACTTTTCCCGGTGTCTACTCAAAAGTCACCGACCAAAGCTTCGTTACTGAAACCACCAGCCGCTATCACCCTGGGTTGATCGGCGTTGCTGAAAAAGGTCCGTTTGACGTTCCGACCGCGGTCCGCTCAAAACGCGACTACTTGAAGACGTTCGGCAAATCCATTCCGAACCGCTACATGGCGCACTATGGCGCAGTTCTCGGTGACTTGTCCGATGGCCTTACGGTTGTCCGCGTCGGAAATCGCTACAAGACGGTTGCGACCGGTGGTTCTGGCGAAGCTGGAAGCCACACCGTCCACGTCGGCTCGAAAGCGGTGCTGTTCAGCGTCAACGAATTCGTCCGCGTCTCTCAGCCTGGCAAGAAGACCTCCGTCAACATGCAGATCGCCCAGATCTCTGGAGGAAACCTCTTGCTCAGCACTCAGGATGCTGCGCTTGCTGACACGTACCATGGCGCTGTGGTTGATTCTGCTGAAGTTTCTGGCGCAGCCAACGAAGCTGAAGCGTTTCTCGACACTTACACATACGACTCTCCGATTACGTCGCTTGGAACGATCGTGGGTCGCAAGAACGAGTACAAGCTCACAGTTACCGCGGATGCCTCTGCCGCGTTGCACGTTGGCGACCTGATCAAGATCGAGCAAGAAGGCCGCATCACGACCTCTGAAATTCGCGTCAAGGACGTCGGCCCGTTGGTCAGCGGTTTGGCTACCATCACTTTTGACACATCGAACGATGCGGAGTACGGCTACCAAGCTGTGGCGCTCCAGGACTCTTATCTGGATCCTTCGCTCTACGACAATGCCATCCCGGCTGCCACCATCTCGAAGGTGGCGAAGAACGCTGACGGATCTCCTGTCACACGGACGGCCATTCCGCTTATTGCGTCATCCGCTGGTGAGTGGGCGAACTCGGACGGTGTGAAGACTGGCCTTGTGGTTCAAGTGAGCCCTGGGTCAAAACCGGGCACCAAGAAGCTGCTCGTCTACGAGAACTCTGGCCTTGTTGAGACCATCGACAACTTGTCTCTGGTCCAGAGTGACGATAACTTCTACAACAAGCGCATCCAAGGTTCCTCGTACATCGCCATCCCGGCTGGTTACACTGTAGCGGTTCATCCTGCTAACACAGTCAACCCCTGGAACACCGCGGTGGCCACGACAGTCAACTTTGCAGCGTTCAATGGTGGATTCAACGGTGACTCTCCGAGCATCCAAGACTTCATCGGCACCATTAACCCCGCAGACGACTCTCCGACTGGGTTGCAGTGCTTCGATGACGAAAACTTGGACGTGGACGCCATCGCTGCTCCTGACGTCCCTGAGTTGTTCGCTGAGAACGACGTCGCGATCCTTCAGGAAATCGCTCGCGTGGGCCGCAAGGTCTACGCCAACGGCTTCGCTGACATTCCTCGCGGTTTGAACGCTCGCAACGCGATCGACTATCACAACGGCGCAGGTTTCTACGCCTCTCGCGGCCGCATCGACAACTACTCGCTGTCGACCTGCTGGAACTGGATCCAGATCGCTGACTCTTACAACGGAAACCTCGTGTGGGTTCCTCCCTCTCTTGGTTTCATGCGCTGCCAAGCTGCTACATTCGATGGCTTCAAGCCCTGGTTTGCTGCTGCTGGTGAAGTTCGCGGTATCATCCCCGAAGCTCTCGCGGTTGAGTTCGAGCGCGTGTCTTCTGACACTAAGTCGGCGATGTACGGCGACGGAAACAGCGTGAACCCGATCTTGCTTCAACGCGGGCGCATCATGGTCTATGGCGATCGCACGATGCAGCGCGCCGAAAGCAAACTGACGGCCACTCACAGCGTCTGCTTGACGAACAACATGCTCAAGAATATGGGCCTGATTGCTCGCAAGTTTGTGTTCGATCCGAACGATCCGACCCTGCTTTCTTCGCTGAACCTGTCCATGACAGCGTTCCTCGAAACGGTGAAAGACGGCCGTGGCGTGGAAGAGTACCTGCTGGTCCTCGATACCACAAACAACACTGCCGACACCCGAAACAAGCGCGAAGTCATCGTGGACTTCTCCTACATCCCGGTTGATGCAGCGGAACGCATTTACATCAACGCTACTGTTCGTGAGAGTGGCGCGACCCTTAACAAAATCGTTTAATACTCAAACTTATGACAATGCTATACAAAAACCTGTGGGGTACGGCGAACCAAGGTTTCGACCAACAGCGCGCCGATTTGTTCGAGGTCGAGATTATCTTGCCTGCGGCCTGCGGTGGTGTGTCAGCGTGGAATAACCATGTCAAATTTGCGGTCCAGAAGTTTCCCTTCCCCGACCGCAAGAGCGACACGATTCCAGTCAAATACATGAATCAGACGAACCACGTGCTTGGAGCTGACGCTCCCACTGGTCCGATCGAAATTCCTGTGCGGTACGCGTTCAACCAGGAAACCCATCGCCGGTTGGAGATGTGGAAGTGCCTGTGCTCGAACCCTCGCTCTGGTGGCGTGGCGCTGACAAGCTTTGCGAAAGCGATGGGAGAATTCCGCTGGTTGATTCCAGACATGCGGGCTCAGCAGAACTTCGATGAGAAGATGGCCTTCATCAAAGGCCAGGAATACACCTTGGAAGGAATCCTGATCACTGGATTGAAACCTGGTGGCGCCGACATGGCCGCAACAGGCGACGCCTCGCTGGTCAACCTTGAGTTCACACTTCAGGTCGACCGCTACTATCCGAAGGACTTGGACAATATGGTCTTTTCCTCGAACGTTGGAAACAGACCGTAAGTCGGGTTGGGGATTGGTTGCTACGAACTGGCCGCACGTAACGTGCGGCCAGTCTCGTTTTCAGATTAGATGACCACCACGCCAAGGTAGCTTTGAGCCGCCTCGTGGTTGCAACTGCCAGTGACGTCCACAACCATTGGAGGGACGCCAAAGGTCAGCACCGTGACCCGCGCGCCAACCACTGACAGCGCCTGAAGCCCCTTCGGGAAGACGACTGCCCGCTTGCCGCTGGCGTCACGCAGATCAAGGATCGAGTTGTCCTTGCGGTTGTTGGTCACATTGAATCCTGAGTGGTTCAGAGTGACGATGTTGTACCTCGAGCGGAGTTCCTGAGTAATGCGGTCAAGCATATGCTGAGAAACATCGCACATGACGTGCGCGTCAGACGAGGTTGTGATTGTGACGACCCCATTGTCAATCACGATAGACTTGATGTCTTGCGTGTTGATCGCCACCGGGGTGGGACCGCCGTTAAGAAGCACGTATGTCGGTTTCATAGTTTCAATTGTCGTAAATCCTGGTCAGCAGTCCTCCCTCAACGGGAATCGACCGCCCAGCCGGAAGCGACTTCCGGGTGTATCCTGCAGTTCTCTGATAAATCTCGGCTTTCGCGCGGCCGCCTCGCTTCAGCTTTCCGAGCCTCACAGTAATCTCATTGAGGACGCAGCGGTCGAAGATCAGGTGGCTGAGCACCATTCCAACAAACCAGACTGCGGGCAAAATGCAAACCCACCGAAGTGGGCTATGCGTGGCAATGAGGAGTCCGCTGACAAAGGCTAATGGCCCGTAAATGAGAGCCCCTGTCTTGTTGAATCGGCGGTTTATTTGTATGATCCGCTGAACTCGATCAGGTTGCAGCTCGAACGCAATTTTTGCACGTCTAAATTTGGAGCTCGCAAAACTGCGCCATCGGGATACAACACCATGGCACCATCGGGTGCAAACGTTACCTTGCTGGCTCCCTTGAGGGCCACCAGCGACGTTGTTGACGGTGACACTGGCAGGCTCGACCGCTGGCTGCTGCTGGGAGGCGCTGCCACCATCTCCAAAGGGGACGGTTCCGGTTTCTCCGCACTGGGTTGAGACGGGGCTGTCGGGGACTGAATTTGCGCTTCCCGCAGCGGCGCCACTGGAGGCAACGTCGACACAGACGCAGACCCCGCTTGAGTCGGAGGGACTCCCATGACTTGGGCGAACTTGGCCGGAAGGGCCAGATTCAGGGATTGAAGGTGCTTCAAGAAAGTGGCTTCGGTACCAGAGCTTGACGCTGAGCAGAGGCCTTCTGAGGCCATGGTCTCGACGACGACTTTCTTCGAGGGACGGCTGGCAATCGCCAGTGCGGTCTCGACTTTGGTCAAGACGCCCTGAGCTTGCTCCGCCGACAGACAGGCAATTTTCGATTTTTTGATCATATGTTTGTTTAGCTGCGAACAGCATAAGTTTCATCAGCACTATAGCATGCGAATAAAACTTTGTAAACATTTATTTGAAAGAATTATTGGCAGCCCGCAGTACACCGAAGAACAGTTCTAATTCGAATATGGCTCTAAAGACCAATCTGACAAGCCTCACGCCAGCGCGTGAGAAATTCAAACGCGAGATCACTTTACTCTCGCATGGCTACGCTGCTCCTCAGTCTTTTCCTGACGGCAAAATCACGGTCTACCCATGGGACCCTGAGACTGATGACTGGATTGTTGACCGCATTCGCCGCTCTGGCGGAAGCTCGAATTTTATGTGGGATCTCTGCGCTCGACAGTGCGATTTGAAAGGCTGTCCAATCGACCGCTTTGTTGTAGGCGACGTCAACACCGTGATCTTGGTTTCACGCGGCATCATGAACCGCAACGTCGTTCAGATCTCTCCAAAATGCCCGATGTGCGGCAAGCAGGCGACCGAAGAAATCAAGGTTCCTGACAACCTGTCAAAGATTGGTGAAAAATCAGCAGACTATCCAGGTTACGACACCATCACTCTTCCTGACTGCAAAGACGCAGTCAAGATTCGTCCGCTCGTCGTCGGCGACATGAAGAAGATCGATGGCCGCCCTGAAGATGACAAGCTGATCCTTCCTGACCGCCTGCTGAAAATCCTCGTTCCTGTCGTCGAAGTTAACGACACAACGCCTGATACGTTTAGTGAGCTTCAGAGCTGGTACGACGCTCTCCACCCGATCGACAAACAAGAGCTGCAAGACAAGGAAGACGAGCTTTACCCTCATCTCGACCAGAACCTCAGCGTCCAGTGCGACAACCCGGACTGCAAGCACATCTTCCAGCACATTCTAACATTCAACGAAAAGTTTTTTCGCTAACGCGGCTCTCATCGGTCAGGAAGACTACTACCGTGAGATGGCAGAAGCCGCATATATTGGGCGTGGTTTGACGATTGACCTTACCAGAATTCCGAGCTGGGCGATCGACGTCATCATGAAACACCAGGAACGAATTTCAAAAGAGCTGAAAACCCTAGAGGGAACTAAGCAATGAGCACAAACAGCAACTACGGGATATGGGACGCAAACTCATGGTACAGCCGGTCGTACTATGCGGCTAACGAGGACGTCCACGAGGGGTTCAAGCTTGGCATCACAACGCTGCTGAACCAGCTTGACTTCCACTCGTCGCGCCTTCCAGACGTGCTGACTCACACCCTCTTCTGCTGGGACACCGGACGAAAGTCCAATAAGCCACGCGATCCGAAGCCAAAAGAGTACGACGAAGGGATTGTCACCATCCGCGAGATCCTGACCAAGCTCTTTAACTCTGCCCACGCCATTCCTCCTTGCCACGAAGCAGATGACGCCGTTGCCACCGCAGCACTTCGCCAGAAGACTGGAAATGTGTACGTCATTTCCGGGGATAAGGACCTGCACGCCCTTATCGGCGACAACTGCTACTATTACTGCCTGAACAACCGGGCAGTCCTTTCCAGGAACTTCGTCCTATCGAAGTGGGGCATCAAGCGGCCATCTCAGGTCCCGCTCGCCTTGGCCATTATCGGCGACCACAGCGACGGAATCACAGGAATCAGAGGGTGGGGACCTGCTAAAGCCAAGGCATTGTTTGAGAATGTCACCGAGGACATGAGTTTCAGCCAGGCCCTAGACAAGATAGACTCGATGATCCCGGATGCGAAGAAGGATGAATTCTACACATCCTTGAATGCCACGATGCTAGATCCAGAGGTTCCCGGCGTCCCGGAGCCAGCACCGTTGAGATTTACGGATGAACCGATCCTTGAGGAGCTGGGCTTTCCTACTGTCCAGACATACTATGACCAGGTGAAGCTCCAATACGAAGACCGAGCGACGGATTCTGCCCCAGGAAAGTTCGACGAAGCGGAGTATTAAAACGGAGGCTCGCTGTTCGGATCATTCGGGCCCTCATCCTCAATATCCCGCCTGAGGTCATCAAGGTCCTGCCGAAGCCGCCGCATTCCAGGTTCAGAGATCAGCAGCTGTCGGGCTGTCTTTGCCACCTCGTCAGCCACAGAGACTAGGTTAGCGTTCAGCAGATACTTCTTGTCCCAGAGAGTGTTTCCAGAGTTTCCAGGGTCGATATTGCTGATGCGGACGGTGAACTTGCTGCTGTGATCAAGCGCCCAAGCGTTTTCCTTTGCATCCGGTGTGTTGCGATCGAATTGGATGTGGTTTAAGATCTCGACCGATTGAACGAATCCCTGGCTAGTGCGGTGGGTTAGCGACTTTCTGGTCTCGCGAGGAAGCTTCTCATAGGAGTAATCCGTAAGCCTCGCCAACAAGAGCTGGCGAAGCTTACGAGTGACTGCGTGACCAATCACAGATTCAATTAGACGCCTTGATTTCATTTCAGTTTGCTGAAAGAGCGGCGTCTCAGCTCCTCGTTGTCGGGATACTCGCGCCGTTTTGTCTGCGGTTTCGGAGCAGGACGATCTTCAGCGCTGAGGTAATCGGCGTAGTTGTCAGGGTCGTAGTTTTTGACGAGCCGCAGAATGTTCTGCTTCGTCCCAGAAAACTCGTACACCGGCCAACCGCCTCCAGGGCCGTTTTTCTTGATAAGACGCGCAGTGCACCCGTACTTTGACGCCCAATCAACGGTGTTAGCATGAACATCTCCTCTCTTTGTATCTTCAGGCTCAACGGCGATGTCCAGCTGAACAGAAATGACTTCAGATGAGTTCGATTTCACGCCGAGGCGTGTCGATAAGCCACCGAGGTTCTGTTGAGTCTGAGGTCCCTCTTCAAGCAAGCTGGCGACGACAGCCTCAGCGACCTTTTCCTTCGATGGTTTTTTCTTGAGGTGAGGGTTCTGGCAGATACACCCGATGTCGCTTGCCACGCCGTGTCGCGTCCACTCGGCTGGTGAAACTTCACGCCCGTTGACCTTCATAGATGTCATACCCCCGCACGATTTGCAAAATGTTTGTTTCATAAGTTATCCTCGCATCCTGCGCATTATGATGCTGTTTTGGAGAATTTTGTCGTCGCTTCCACGCCTGACTGAATAATGCTTCCCGTCAAGATCAACGGCAAACAGGCCCCCTGGAAGGGTGAAAAACACCGTTTGCTCTGGAAGGTCGACGTAGCTTTCGCGATTGTGGCGGCTGTATCCGCCGTTCCACTCAGACGCGAGAACTTTAATTGGGTTTGGAACAACCACGGCGTACCCGACAGGGAGCTCGTCCCAGGAAAACCCGTCGTTTCCGATTCCTGGATTGTCTCTGCGCTGCAGAAACTTTCGGTTGTCAGCCGGTCTTTTGTAGGCGGCTGAAACGCGGGCTCCTTCAGCCTCGTCGCGCAAGTCAAGCCCTTCGACAACAAGCTGCTCAATAATCTGCTTTGATTTCATATCTTATGGTTGGCCGTCAGACGGAGCCCGACCGCCAGTTGGATCTTGAGGGTCAAGCTCGTAAGCAAGCTTGTACCAGTACATTTCGCAGGTTGACGGACCCCATTCAGCAAACGGAGAAAGGCATCCGCTACGAGGATCTGGGTCTTCGATCATGGCGATGGCAATTCCGTCATTTTTGCCCTCTTCACCTTCTTCTTCAACCTCTGCGTTAGCGAATGCACCTTTGATGCTCTTGTCATCCGGAATGACGTAGATGGAGTGGCCTGTAAAGCCTTGAGATTCGACCTGTTCGATCGTTCCGTGGACGTCCTTGAATCCTGGAGTGAGCCCGTCAGCGTACTGAGTGAGGACTATCCGCTGACCTTCTTTAAGACCCTTGAATTGCTCAGGAGTCAGACCACCGTTGGCCATTACATCTTGAACATTGTCTGCTTTCGGTGGTTCGTTCTCGCCGAGAAGTTTCTCGACGAGCTGCTCAGCCTTCTTTTCGTTTTGTTTCATACGAATAATATAGCACAGATTCAAAAATCTGTAAACACTTACATGCTCAAGATCGGAAGCGGACCGCCAGCCGGTCGGTCAGCCGTGCGAGTCACGGAGAAGTCAAGAAGGGCGCCACCGGAAGCGTTGCCAGACAGGCGAACTTGAGGATAGCTCGAGGTGACCACGCATGGAACAGTTTGACCAGCGATAAGGGTGCTGGTGTTTCCAACGTCGACCCAGGCAGTCCCGTTAAACTCTTGCCAGCGATAGTTGACGGTGTTAGTTCCGGCGTTTCTCAGGGTGACCAGAGCGGAAACTTGACCTTGTTGGAGCATCGAAAAGAGGACAGCATCGACCTCTCCCACTACGGCGGTGTCAGACACGAAAATTTTCATGCCTTAAATACCCGAGGTCTTAGATTCCGGCTTCGCGCTCGATCTTTCGAATATGAGCTTCGCCTGGAAGGACAGCGGAAATCGAGCCCCAGTCTTCGCCGTCATTCTTGTAAAAGTAGCCGGATTTAGCTTTTCCGCGCTTTAAAAGACCACGCATTCTTCCGTTCGCGTGGCTGTCGCCATGAGGGCGATACTCGCTATTGCTCATCTTACCGACGATCTCAAGCTCAAAGATGTCAGGCTTCGAATCGAGAGGAATTGGCTGGCCGTTTGAGAACGTGGCGGGCTTGTACTCTCCAGGATAGAAGTCATCCTCTGGAAACGGAGACCCGAACCCGCAGTTGAACCCTGTTGGTCGTATCCCTCTTTTTTGAAGAGTCCTTTTGCCGCACAAGAGAGTCTTGCCGTACTCTCGAGTGCCGTCCCAGACTCCGCTCACAGGATAGCCGATAGTGGCAGTGAGCGCCTCGTAAGCAGCAAGGTGGGTTCCAACGTGAAGTCCGGTGGCGCCTCCCCTGAGATCTCCACTTGCAGTCCCATGCCAGTACGCCTCGATGAGGCTCTCGCATTGCTTCGAATCCACCCCCGCCATAATAGCGTTGGCAAACCAACCAATCATGGTTCCTTCATCTGAAGGAATGGAGGGGTTCTTTTTGATGCAGCTGCAGAATTCTTTTGCCCACACAACGGCGTCTGTCGTTTGGGGTATTGGCTTTCCGTCTTGGCCAACAAGCTGCTCAATTGCCTGCTTCGCGTTCACGGCTAACTAGCATCTGATACTCCACGACCAGACAGGCGAGAAATCGTCAGACTTGTTGATGCCCACATAGGTCTTGCGGGCGATGAGAGTTTCGTTTCCAGAGAAGAGTCCCATTTCCTTAATGAGATAGCCGTTGGCTTCACCAGCCCCAATTGAAAACTCCACGCGGGAAACGAATGGGCGCGGCCAGTCAACGCCGTCGATCTCCTTGAGATAAACCTCCTGGCCTTCGACGAACGAAATCGGGCTTTCAAGACCGACATCAGTGACTTTCGGGGCGGTTGTTCCAGTACCGACGCCGAATTTGGCGCAGACGTAGTCAGATGTCGGATTCTTGCCACCAAACAGGTAACTGAGCATCTGGCGGCCTTGGTCGACAAACAGGTTGGATCCAAGCACTATCTCTCCGTCACGCACATCCCAGCCTCGGCGAGAGGTGGAGCAGCGCGAATCTAGGAGCCAGCCAAATTTGATTGCTTTTTCAAGCGGAACGTTCTTCCCGTTGGAAGAGTCAACGAGTCGCATCGTAACAAAGCCTTTGATATTCATGTCGTGATAACTATCGATCTCAGTTTATGTTCGTTGCCAATGCGAAACTTTCATTGTTTACATTTCAGCGCTTGTGCTGTACATTGACAGTATGAAGAACTCCTTGATGTTATCAGTCTTGCTAGCGCTGTTGTGCGGGTGCACCATTGCCCCTGTCAGGTACCCTCCTTCGTCATTTCAGCCCACATCCGAGGGAAAGACTAGCCCTCCTTTCATGCGCGGAGATCTCGTGGTCCTGAAGACTCAAGAGGTCAATTACCCTGGAAGTGCGCGCGGCCAGGTGGTCTGTGGCTACTGGGATCCGATGTTTTGCACTTGGCGGTATCAGGTAAAATTTCCGAGAGGAGCGTGGGGAGACTTCTACCCATACTTTGCGGGAATCCGTCAGTCGTACTACTACGAAAACTACTACGACTTCGACGTCTGGGTTTGTGGATACGAGCTTCTTCGCGTTGACGAGCCGCGAGCGGTTACTTTTCCGTTGAGTAGGTAAAGTATGCCAGGTCGACTAATATGCGTTACGGGAGCCCAAAACGCTGGTGGAGCAGTTTTTACCGGCAAGCCAGGAGCTCCAGAATTTGGTGGAGGAGAGGCAGTCACAAACACCTGCACGGCGTCCTGTCCTGCAGCAGCCGGTCAAGGACCTGGAGGATACGGGCTTCACCCTGTCGATGCGTTAGGAAACCGGATGGCGATGGACTCGACTCCACTGCTTCCATTCTGCAGCCAAATTGTGAGATACAACACCGATGCTGTTGCGCTGGTTGGAACGATGACGTCGTGCGGTCATGCGATGACCCAAGCAGGAATGAACGGGTGCGCGACAAGCGCCACCTAGATCATCATGTCTTTGATGCTCGATTTAAGCTCGGCCATCTCTCGATTCTTTCTCTGAATTGCCTGATTTCCAAGAGCTGAAGGACCAGCAGCAAGGTTCTTGGCATAGTCGTTAACAGCCGCTCCAGCCGCCCCCATCGCGGCCCCTGTATTTTCAGCCGCATGACACATTCCATCGGCGCACCTGATGTAGCCTTGAATCTTTCCAAGGTCAATGTTCATATGGTGCTGAAACCTTGCCAGACATTTCTTAAAACGGTCCAATCGCAATGCCGCGTGACTGTCAATCTGATCGCACAGATGGGCGTACGCTTTGTTGAGCTCTCCTCTTAGCTGGTCAATTCCAAGAAGGTTGTCCATGTCTGCGTAAGGAAGATTCAGGAATGGGCAGCTGTTTCTAAGGTCGTTGTAAAGCGTAAGATCGATGTTGGAAACAGGAATAAGGTTCGCAGGGTTCGGCACCAGCGTCTTGAGGTCAGCCGCTTGCTCAATGAGGTCAGCCATCCGCTGCATCGACTCAACGCGGCGGTTCATGCGGTCAATAAGACCAAGCTGGTGCTTTTGAAGCGAATCTAAGACACGACAAGCGCTCATATTCCAACAGTTTCGTCAAAGATCTTTGTTTTTGCAGCGGCCGTCTTGATGTAGATCTTGAGACGGACAGACGCCTCAGGGATCATGTCGATCAGCTTGAGAATCAAGTTAATAAGCTCCTGAATGTGGTCCCCTAGCCACTTTAGGACGTTCGGAAGATCCGGAAGCTTGATAGTGGGGATTGCCGGTATCCACGCCCCTAAGCTAAACGTAGGGATCGGGATGGTCACCGAAATGATCAGGTTCAAACCGTTTGCTTCAATCATCTGGGTCATACAAAAGTAAATCCTGTAGCAGGGTCTATGGTTAAGGTGTGTGCTCCAGCTTGAATTATGATTGGAACTGGAGTAGGGCCAGATTTTATCGTGACTCCGGCCGGAGTGGTCTGGACAGTCAGCTGTGATCCTAGCGCTGATCCTACCGTAAATCCAGCGGTGTCAAAATTGATGGAGTTGCACATGAACGTAACGCTGCTCAGCCCCGTGTTATCCACGGTGATAGAAGCACCGGGAAGCCCGGTGGTTAATGGCGCGGCGTAAAGCACTACCTTCTGACCGTCAACGCTCACGTACGACCCAGTAGACGCAGAGATCGCTCCAGCTCCATCTCCAAGCGCAATGGCTCCGCCTCCGCTGTCTGTCACTGCAAATTTTCCATTTTTCAGCGACAGCGTGGAGCATTCTTCGTCACCAGAGAAAATTGAAAAACCCTTGCCTGCCTGTAGGATGTAGTCCTCATCAATAATAAGGGCCATGTCCTTCGTCGTGTAGGTGATCGCGACATCGGCCGAGAACCGCATCCTCTTTATCGCCTCAAAATCAAAGTCGTTAGCAAGCACCACCCACTGCTCACCGATGTTGTAGGTCAGGTCCTCGTTAATGTGGAGAAGACCACCGTTGCACTTGTCATCCAGCATCCAGGCGTTTCCTTTCGCCGAGATTTCAAGGATTGACTCGCTGTTAAACTCGATGGTGTGGCCATACCTGGTCAGCGCAGCGCGCTTAGGAAGCCCTGTCTTTTCATCATGCTGGTGCAGCTTAAGATTCTCAGTTCCCGCAATGGTTTGATTACCCCACTCCCAGATTGGCTTCTCTGGCTCAAGATTCAAAAACCTGACGTACACTTGGTCGCCAGGTTCTGGGAGCCAGGAGATACCACCGGATGCAGGAGAGTTGCCAGCGGGCATGCCGACAGGAAGCGCCCATGGAATGTCCTTGGTGCTGACAGACCCGAAATCGCTCTTGGACGGGCCATAGATGTGCGGAACACGGACCTTGAGCCGACCCATCTTCAACGGATCGGCGTTATCTTCAACAGTACCAATAAATGTCCCGCTTAGCTGACTCACGCCGTAACTACCGTCCGTAGTTATAGCACGAAAGGCCTATGTCAATCTTAAAATCAGCCATAAACCCGTGGGGAAGATCAGGTAGCGGAGCCGAGCTACAGAGGGCCGACCTGTGGGAAATTGACTTCCAGATACCGTTCAACTTTTTTACCTCGAACGGAATCTTTGGGGGAGGATTTTACGGGATTGACATCAAATACAACGCGGTGTCCGTCTCATTTCCAGAGGTTCGGACAAATCCTGAAGTTGTTCGTAGAGACTCGCGCCCGTACAACTTCCCAGGATGGGATGAGGCTGTTGGCGCGCTTCGCATTGTATTTCGCGTTGATGCAGGAGCTGCGGCGTCGTCAAAGACAGCAGGTGTCAGAGAGTACGCTTACAGCCGATCACAGCTTCTTAAGTTCCTAGACACATGGAGAGCTGTAGTGAGGGCTGGCCGCGGTCCCATGTCGAACGAGCGCCATTTCGTGAATAACGTCGCGTACGGCACTCCATACGCTCACGACTTCGGAATCAACCTGCTGAGAGGGGCCTCCAACCCATCTCTGGACGACTCAAGCTCTGGAATGTCGTACAGCACGAAGCTTACCGCAAAAAACGCCTGGTTGAGCTCGACTCAGCTTAGCGACTTGTCCTACGAGAAGGGCAACGAAATCTTCACGGTGTCTACTGTGTTCTTTTGCGATGACATCCTGAACGCAAACGGGACTGAGGGGCTTCAAACGTACAATGAGCTTCCAAGCTCTTCCATCGCGCCGTACTAACCGGGAAGATTGGTCTTCAACTTCGAGAATAAAGCGCAAATCAAAATTGTGCTTATTACGACGCGGATAACTTTGTGGGTGATCTCGCAAGTTCGCTGCGAAAACGTTAAAATTAACACACAAATATTATGAATCAACAAAGTTGCATTGGATTCGGCACAGACGCTAACGTTCTGGCCGCGTATGCTAACCGCGCTAACGAGCGCCTCGGCTCCTTCAGCTTCCTGATCGAGAACACCGGCAACAACGCCCTGTACCTCCAGTTCAAAGAGTGGGATGGCACAACCTCCCCCAGCGGCTGGTCTCCGATCGGCACCCCGGTCACTGTTGCGGCTCGCGGACAGGTCACGAAGAACTTCACCCTGAACTCCAAGAAGGTTGGCTTCTTCGGCTCTGGAAACACCACGGCGAACATCTCGACTGTCATCCGCAACCCTGCGGATTTGCGCGGTGCTCAGATCGACATCAACGCCACTGGTCGGCGCGGTTGGGGCTTCGACGACGGCTTCGACACCAAGCAGATGGTTGCTGGTTACGGCCAAGCTCCCGATGGTACTGCCGCTGACAAAGCGATTGGTGAATAACTGAGCGTCTCACCGAATTCAAGCCCTGGCGTAACAGCCAGGGCTTTTTTGTTCTCCGCATTGTGAAAAGTCCTGATGAGAACACCACGTTTACAGTCGTCCAGCGCCACGACGCTAAAGACATTCCGATGCCGCTTGATGCCTCAGACAAGAGGTACGTCGACCCGGATGCAGAGGGAATTCAGATGGTCAGGGACGCCCTCATGAGCGCCGGGTTTAGAGACGAGTGCCCAATCGACTACGAGTACGGAATCCGGCTCGTGCTGAGGGGGACCGCAGTTGACGTGTCACTTTGCAAAGATACCTCACGCGTGGCCTATGTTACAAGCGTCAGGGTGTCCGACTCAAAAGTTAAGAGCAATGTGAAATATCTTGGAGACGCGCTGCGATCTAGGAGAGCAATTCAGGTGCTGATCGGAAGCGGAGGAGTGGACCCGATCTACGTTCCCATAGATGGCATACGCGATGAGGAGAGGGCGGACTACATTGTGCGGTCTGTCCTTGCCGCGGTGGCGGCAGTCGCGGCAAGGATGAACGCCTTTACTCATGAGGCTGTAAGAGCCATTGCTGAGCGATCAGAGCAGCGCAGCGCTTACGTTCCGGAAACCGCTCCAAGCACACCTTCCGAGGAAATGTAGCAGTAAGACTTCCCGTCGATGCTGAGCGCGTTAACTTGACCCTTGTTGAGGATGAGCTCAGTTCCAGGCGCGAGGTCGTAATCAACCCAAGCACCTTTCTGAACGAGCTTGAAGCGCTGCATCTCATTGGTGTTGTCGATATTCCCAGGGATAATGATCGGAGAGTCCTTGCGGGAGGTAAATGGCTCCACCAGCAACCAGCGCCCGAGCATCTCGAAGTTTTTCAGCGTGACCTTTGCGGACTTCAGCCTGGCCACCATGTCATTTTGGTGGAGCACAATGCCGCTGAACGAAGGAGACTCATACGCAGCTTGCTGCAGCATGTAGTCGTTCGACTGAAAGAGCACGGTGTCTCCTGGAGAAAGCTGGGTGTCGCGGGCAGGGGCGCCGTCGACAGTCTTGCTTACGGAAACCACGGATCCAAGAAGGTGAGATTTGCGGCCTGTGCCAGGAGGAAGGACAATAAGACCCTCATGCTTTTCCTCGACGACTTTTAAGGCAACGCGAGAACCGAAAACGAGAACGTTATTTTTCATTACCTTCTAAGAACTGATCGAGCTGGGTAGACAAGCTTTCGACAGGACACGACTTGCGTCTTACAAGAAAGCGGTCCCAAGCAAAGTCGACGTCGTCGTTAGGATCGAGTGTCCGGTTGTCTGCAGTTCGAGGAAGAGACGCCACAGTCGCGGTTCGCTGGTTGACCAGCCTCTCGGCTGACTTCCAAGATTCAGCGGTTGAGTCAGCGTCGAACATGAGGCAAAACTCTTTGACCCCTCGCAAGCTGAGCAGCTTTGAAATCTGAGGCTTGCTCATGTTGTGCTTGAACACCGCGACAGGGACCACGCTCTTTGCTCCGATCTTCTCTATCTTCTTTTCGAGCGACAGCACGTTGAATATTGCTTCAACGATTATGATGGTCTCTGGCTTAACCTCGCGCACCCTGTCAATGTTGTAGACCCAATACTTGGATCCTAGCGGGACCTCTCTGCGGCTAGGAAATTTCTTAGTTCCCTCACCCGGAGGAGGCTGTCCATACATGCGCCCTTGGTAATAGACCAGCTTCCCCCACTCCATCACAGGAAAGATGGTGTATGGCTCCCAGTATGGGTCTTCCATGGTGTATCCCGCGCCAGCTTTTATAAAGTCGCTAATGTGGAGATTTTTGCGCTCTGCCATTTCAGCGACAAGGCGGTAGTAGGTTGACCGAGGATTGTCCTTAAGCAGCCTGAAGCCACGCGGTAGCTTCGCATTTGACATTAGAGGGGTTATTGTGCGCACTCCTATGCTGTCTGTTTCGTCGATCAGCTTCTCAACCTCTGAGATGTCTGGATCAACAATTCCGTCCTCAACCTCGTATCCAAGGCGCTGAACCCACTTAAAGAAGTTAGCGTGACCGACGTTGCAACGCCAGCAGTTCGTCCTTCCAGTCCTGAGGTTGACAGACCGGTTTCCCGACTTATCCGCGCATCCTGGCTGAGGGCAGATAAAGACGAGTTCGTCCGTGGTGGAGCGATCCTTGTTGACCTCAAACAGCTCGTCCACTGTTCGCTTAATCTTTGACGCAAGCGCACTCATGGTAGTTATGGCATGGACAACAGCTTATACGATCGCATCGCAACCGCGCAGAAGTTCCAGCAGGGAGAACAAGGCAAGACTGGATCTCCCGACGCTGAAAAACTCGCTTTTGGCATGGGGGTTGTTAAAAACATGCAAGATAAAACGCATGAGAGGAACAGCATCCCGCAGAGTGAAGTGGTCGCACGTCCTGCGTATCCCATTCCGAATTAAGCGTCAGCAGCCTCGGCAAGCTGATCTCCGAATTCGGCCATTTCCTCGACAGAAATAAGCACTCCACGCGTGTCTGGAGTCGCCTGACCAAGATACCTCAACAGCACGTCTTTTCGACCCTGAAGCTGCGCAGGAACTGCAGCTGCTTTCGCGTCGTCTGAGGCTTTGTAGTCGTAGATCGGCTCGCATCGCGTGGACAACGGGTGGGCATAAAACTTTTCGGCTTCTTCGTACGACGTCAGGACGACCTTGTAGCGATCTTCGCTGTCGACCTTAGCAGTCGCCATGAACTCATTAAGCCCAACTGTCCTGTAGCTTGGAAATCCTGTAATTGGCACCCATTCAACTGTGCATGCTTCAGTATCGACGATCCCGACGCGCTTGTTCTCATTGGCTTCTCCAAAATCTTGCTGGAATGGCGATCCAACATAGTGGATGTTTTCGCTGAGCTCCTGGGGTTTGTGGACATGCCCTAGAATTGCCAGGTTAACCTCAGACATGACTTCTAGAGGCACCCCTGTCAACGACACCCCGCTGTTCATCTTGCATCCCACGACCTGAAAGTGGCCAATCACAACGATCTTCTCGTCAGGGTAGCACTGGTCAACCGCGTCAGCGATCCACTTAGCCTGAACCGCCGAGTCTTCCTCGTAAGCGCAGCATAAAATCGCCGTCTTGTGCCACCGGATGATTTGAGATTCACCGACGACTTGGAAGTACGGCTTGAACATCCTTCCACTGTGCACGCTGGTGTTGCGGAAGTATTGGTCGTGGTTTCCGATCAGTTTGATGTTCAACTGTGATGCAGGAAACTGCTCAATTCCCTCGATTACGGCGTCAAGCGCAGGCACAGGAATGCTTGACCTGTCATCAAACATGTCTCCAAGGTCCCAGATGGCGGAGCAGCGGTGCTTTTTGTAGATCTGCGCGAGCTCAGAGTAAAACTTCTTGACGCGCCAGATTTGGAGCGACTCTGTAGGGCTGTTGAAACACCTATCAGAGCCGTCCGTCGCTTGAAGATCGCCGTAAACGAGAGCTTTCATGCTGCTTAGAATCCGCAAAGATCAAAGCGGGCGGCAAAAACCTTGTCAACGTTCGCTGTAAGAAACTCACCGAGACCTCCGGCCCACTTGGAATGCGGGATAAAGTCGAACAGCTCCTCCAGGGTGACGATGCGGTGTTCGGGGTGCTTGTCAGGCTCCTTATTCACGAAAGTCTCGAGGGTTTTGACGCGCAGCGCTGTGATATGGATGATCCAGTGCCACTGAGGGTCATTCGGCGCGTTTTCAATCTCTGGCGCAATGTTTTCAAAAAACCCGATGTTGATTGGATCAAATGTGTCGAAACACGCCTCAACTCCGCACTCCTCCTTGAGCTCCGCGGCGAATTGTTCGGCGGCAGTTAGCCCAACTTCATGCAGCCCGGTGACCAAGCTCCAGCAGTTTTTGGCTGATCGTATATTTGGTCCCCTGTAAAGTATTGGAAGCCTCCCGTGATCGTCAAACGCGATGCCGCCAATAGTGGCGTAAGGGCGCGGTTCATCAAATTTTTTCCATCCGACAACATTAGATAAATTTTTCATTTTTGGTGTTTACATTCTCGATACGAGGTATAGAACTTTCAATATTACGTCCACCACTATGAAATCACACCTCGTAACTCTTGGGGACCTCGTGTCCTCCGTTTGCAACTCAAAAGCCTGCCATGCCCCAGCTGCATTTCTGACTCTTCTTGGAGAAATAGGATGCATTCGCACCGCAAAGGGAAAACGTCACATCACGTTTATCGCACCCACCCACAAGACAGTTAGCAGGCAATCCTGCTAGTCAGACTTCTTGTCTTACTCCGAAGAGTTCTTACTTCATGGAAACTTAATTCGTGCAAGTAAGAGCTTACGCATTAGAGCTGAACGGCGCACCAGCCTGCACCGTCAGCATTGAGACTCCAAGGTGGCTTCCCGTTCGACCGCGGGTTAACGCCACTTGGCTGCGAGGAGTCGTGCAGATTGCTCTAACACGCTGCTTTAAGACAAGGAGTAGTTAACTCGTGAACGCAAACCAAGCCGCACAGTTTTTGATTGAAGGTGACGACGAGAACTACGACGCAAAAGTCTTTGCTGATCGTCTTCTTCTTCGCATTTACTCGGCGCCGTCGCTGCTGGCGTATCTCCATGACATTGCTATGATTAAGGAGAGCGACGAGGGGAAGAGCGGAGTCATTTTCCAGATCAAGTTCTCGAAGCTTCCTGAAGAAACCATCTCTCAGGTTAAAGACTTGATCGGAGTCCCTGGAATCAGGGCGCTTGCCTTTGACGAGGAACGCAAGCCTTGCACGGGATTTCAGTTTTTCATTTCTGACGAGCAGCTAAGTGCTTCGAAGTCTGAGAAGCAGCGCCCGAATACGCGAGGCGAAGGATTTGGTCAGACAGGACGTCAGCAACCGGCCCTAGGTTGATCGTCCGTCCCTCTTCCGCCCATGTGCGAACGAGGGATCTAAGTTGAGGTTCAAACTGGCGGTCAACCCTCTCCGCCTTCACAATACAAAAAGCCACCCAAAGAAGACTAAACTTCTTGATCGTGACAAGCGTACGGGTGTCCGTAAAACGGATCTTTTCAGATCCGAACAACTTGCCTCGCTCGACAGCAAATCCAGTCATACCCAATCGGAGTAGTTAACTGGTGAGCCCGTTTACCACGGGATCGCGCTTACGGTCGGCTGGATTCAGGTAGACCAGGCGGCCAGCAAGAAAGTCAATAACAAGCTTACGTGCAAACTGATTGCCAGACCGGATACCGATGATCTTAGGTTCAACAGCTTTAGTCTCTAAATTGGATGCGAGGTTATCTGGGATTCGGAAGGCAACAACTCGCTCTTTTGTATTGTCCATGCGACTTAAGAACTGGAGAGTTTGCAGATTCTTATAACCAGAATGTCTCCTACATCACTAAAAATATTCAATCACCTAGGACTCATTGGTTCGACAGGAGTTCCGACAGGGTCACTTGTTCCTAGAGCCAACACGGTCTCTGCGCGGCAGCAAGCCACGCAAGATTTCAGTGACGCAGGGAGACTCGCTGATCCTGACATTTGGTCAAAGTACAACTCGCTGACGCGGCGGCCGACATCGTTCGACGCCATGCTTCAGCTGTGGAACGAGATGGCTGACTGGGACCTTATCTGCGCCGCCCTATCTGAAATCGTCCACGAAGCTACCCAGACCGATGCTACGAGCCCCGGATCACTTTGGTACGAATGCAATGACCCAAGCATGGAAGACGAGCTAAATGACATGCTTGGCGTTATCGGCGTCGAAGACATCCTTCCATCTCAAGTGTGGCACGTTGCTGGGTTAGGCAACTCTTTCGAGAAGATCGACTATGAGCCTGGAGACGGCGTGAGAGGTTTGAGCTTCGTCCATCCTTTTGACGTCCGCCGCTACTGGCTCGAGCGCAACCGCCAGTGCATTGGTTTCCGTTGGAACAACCACAATCCGCGCCATGACGACGTGTTTGTGCAGCCGGACAACAAGTCCGAGATCCAGCGCGTCCAAATGAGCACTGGCCAAAATGTCGAGCATCTTTGGTATCCGTGGGACTTCATGCACATGCGCCGCACTTTCAGGCTCCGATCCTCAGAGCACGGCGAACCCATTTTTGAAGAAGCACAAGGCATCTACAAGAAGCTGCGCATGGCCGTTGACATGATGGTCGTGCACCGCGCTCAGATTCAGCCTGACAGGTACGTCGTGAACATCGACGTCAAAGACCAGGCTCCGATGGAGCAGATGAAGACAGTCGCGCGCTGGAAGCAGTCACTCCGCAGCAAGCTGGCGTTTGGGCCTGGTCAATCGGCGTCCGCAATGACTGACCCATCGTCGTTCGACTCTTTCCATAACGCCATGGCCCTTGACACCATCCTCTGGATGGCCAAACCCAACGGCTTCCAGCATACCGTTGAGAAGCTTCCTGGCACCGCGTCAGTCCCAGACGTGTACGACATTGAGCTCCTTACCGATCTATTCTATTCAATCATCGGCATGCCTAAGGCATGGTTCGGTGTCACGAAAGATGGCCAGAATCCTCCTTCTGGCAAGTCGCTGCTGGCGCAGGACATGAGGTTCTTGCGCAAGATCAAATCGATTCGCCGCCCTGTCATCAACGAGTACACTCGCCTGGGTTACTTCCATGCCCTGCTCAAAAACAAAGACGTCAGCAAGCTTGAGATCAGAGCTAAGATGTCGCCGATTGGATCTCTTGAAGATCAGATGAAGCTCGAGCTCCTCGCCGCCCAGGCAGATGTCCTTGACAAGCTTGGCGACTTGATGGAGAAGTACAGCCTCCCACGCGAAGCGTGGGTCGAAGTCATTTTCAAGCGGTACATGCACCTTCCTGATGACGTCGTGAACGTCTTTCTGACGGCGCTTCCTCCCGAAGCCGAAGCTCAAGAGGAAAGCAAGCGCAAACCAGCTCCTGCTATCGGCAAGATTCTAGCCGAATGTGCCCAGTACGCCACCGGAAATCGTGACGCTCTCATGCGGATGCGACAGCTTCAAGAGGCAGTCTACGGCGGACCAGGAAACAGCATGGCCGAGAAGCGCGAAGCTCGGCGCATGAAAGAAACCCTGACCAAAATGCCAGAGTTCAAAAAAGACGAGTTGGTAGTATCATCTTTCGGGACCAACCCGCTTACCCAGCTTGCCGGCACACCTCCAGTGGCAAAGAGCTCTCAGTCAATCAATGAGTCTGCTTCTGCCGAACCGGCATGGAGAAAGTGGTCTCCTCTCAAATAGCTTATGCCTACTCTGGTCTTAAATCCAGTCGCGACTTCGCTCAAAGCAGAGCGGTCGCGGTTTGTTGACTTCAAGCTCGGCGATGACAACCAGGCCGGAATCCTGATTACCGAGAACAACAACCAGCTGGCGCACCAGCTTGTCTCAGGGACTATTGACTGGGGTGACGGAACTCCTCTTCTTGACGTCGCGACGCGAACGCCGGTTGAGTACACAACAGACGGTTCGGCTGACCTGGCAAAAATCAGAAAAACGCTGGCTGTCAGCAAGCTAGTTCATCCTTACGCTCCCGGGACCTACACGGTAGTTGTGACTGCCAGGAACTATAGGACGCCAACCCCCGAGATAGTGACGCAGGCCGTTACCGTTACCGTTGAGGGTGCTGTTGTCGTAGCTCCTAAGCTTGGAACGCTGTTTGGCCCTATCCTTCCGCGCGATAATGGGTTTCCAAACGCTGACCAATGGTCTCTTCACTCTGGGTCTGGAGTGGCTGTAATTGCATCATCAGTGAAGATGCTGATGGTCACTGGAAAGGGCGACAGGATTGCTGAGCCTGAATACGGCACTAACATTGCCAAGATTCTGTTTGATCCCAATACTCCAGACGCTGAATCTCAGCTTCAAGAAGAGATCACTCAAGCTCTCAACCGTTGGGAGCCGAGAGCCTCACTCGCGAAACTTATCATTGAGCGAAAAGGAAAAGGGGTAAAGATCGTCGCTGAGTTCAACTCTAACGCCGGCCAGACGTTTCAAGTTGACGCATCCTACAACCGTTCTTAGTTCAATGAGTAAAAAAGAGACTGTGACGCGTTCCGAGTTCATTCGGAGATACATGGCGTCGGGTTTTACGTATGAAGAAGCCGCAAAGGCTTACAAGGTAACAGTCTCAGTGATTGAAGACGCCATCATCGCAGGAAGCCGAGTGGGTTTCGGAAAGGTCGGCGCTGTCATCCCAGTCGTGACCAAAGCTCGTGTGGTTAACATGGGATTTCAGCGCGTGCGCGGAGGAATCAAGCATGTGCAAAGGGAGTACAACATAGGACAGCGGATCCGCTGGAAGTTCTCGCTGTTTCGCAAATTCGAGGAAACTCACAACTTGCGGTGGGCGTAGCTATTTAGCTATATGGCACTAATTGTTAAACCGCTAAGCATTCCTGATGCAGGCGCTCAGGAGTACGCGCATGGAGATGTCGCCCACCTGACGCAGACCGACGAGCTCGCCTATCCGGCAATATCTTCCGCTACCCGGCAGCTTGCCTACCGCGACGTCCTGATTTCTGACAAGCTGAACGAAGTCATCGGCGCCATAAACAACCGCGAGCAGCTCATCACTTTGCCGACAGTTCGCACCACGCTTCCCGCTTCGTCTACCGAGACAGTTGCCAACTTTCGCATCCCAGACGGCTACGAAGCTCGCATCATCAACGCCAAGGTTTTCTCGACCAGCTCTGATGCCACGCTCAAGGTCCTGTACAACGAATCGTACGGGCAGACAACTGGTCAAGAAATCGTTTCGACCATGTCTGAGGTCAACGCGGGTACGTCCTTCTATGGCGTAGGCGAGTTCGTCGTCAACCTTACGTCCTCCACGATCGCGACTGACGTAGTTGCCAGCGTAATCATCTCTCTGCGCCCGCTCGGTGTTCAAGCAGGTGGCCTTATCAGTGCAGGAACGGTTGGACAGACGGGTCCTCGCGGATTGACCGGTGCTCGTGGCGCCACTGGCAACAACGGCACGAATGGAATCAGCTTCATTTGGCGCGGTCTTCACGACATCACCCAGGCGTATTCCGCAAACGACGTCGTGCGCAAGGCTTTCGGAGGAATCTACTCGTGCTTCATCGCCAAGGTCTCAATTGCCGCGAACTCTGGGTTTTATCCTCCTGACCCATCAGTCACCGCGTCCACGACTCAGTGGGATCTGTTTGTCGGAGCTGGCGTTACTCAGGGTCCGCAAGGAATTCCAGGAACAGCAGGAACTCCTGGAGCGAATGGAGCGAATGGAACTAGCATCAATCCGTGCGGTCGGTGGAATCCAGGCCTAACGTACTACAAGTGCGACCTTGTCACCATACTTCAAGACGTCATAAATCGCACGTTTGTTGTCTTCTCGGCGTCAGCTCCAGCTGGGCTAAGTCCCATCGACGACGCTGGAACCACTGGCGTTGGAACATACTGGATGGAGCTTTTTGGGCCGTCTTACACTGGCGTGGCCGTGACTGGTGACACTGTATCCGCCTACTACCTGACTGCCGGATACACCACAACAACGGCTCAGGGATCAACGTCTGGAGGCTATCTTGCGCTAACTCGCAATGCGTCCACAGAAACCACAGGATTTTGCAAGGAGTCATTAGTTTATTCGACTGACGATGCGTCTGGATTCGCAGTCCTCATCGGAGGGGCTTCGCTGCTTGGTAAGGACAACGTCAACAACACCGCATTTACTATTACTCTTTCGCTTCCTAAGCCAGGCGCAGGCTCAAAACCGAGTAAGGCTACATGGACAACGGACGACGTTAAATGCCTCGCGATTGCCGCGAATAACACGGCTGGCATCTTGAGTATCTCAGCAGCTCCTAATGCCTCGAAGGACGCGTTTATTATCACAGTTGACACTGGAACGGCCGCTGAGCAGAAGTTCAACGTGTCTCTCTTTGGGGCGAAGCCCTTTTAGTTCTTAGCAGCATGCTGAACCCTGTAGTGCTTGCCCGGAACGACAGCGGGCTCGGGACCCTGGCTTACCTAGTAAACCAGGGTCTTCCTATTTTCATCCCAGACCTTCGTGTTGATGACAGCCTTGTCCACGCTGAGTTCTCAGAAATCGAGGCGCTTAAACCATACGCTGGGTTGCTCAGTCTCAATCACCGTCGCGCATGCCAAGGTCGAACAAGGCACGACGTGGTGAACAGGAATATACCTTTGACCCTCATGGTTGTTCCTACTCTGGCGTGCAACATGTCCTGCAGCTACTGCTACGCAAAGTCAAAGAAACCTCAAAAAGGAAGCCAAGCTCTTTTTTCATTCCTAGAAAAGCACGGAAAGAAGTTCAAACGCGCCACCGTGTTTGGCGGAGACTCTCTCATGATCGACGAGATGCCTGAGATCATGAGGTCGTGCACGGCAGAAGGAACTGAGTTGATTTTCATGACTGGGCTAGGGTTTGAGGAGTCTGATTTGGTCCGAAAGGTCGAGAACCTCGTTAAGCACGATTGTGTGATAGGAATGTCGATCGATCCTCCTCCGCAGCCTGGATTTTCGTACTCTAGAGTGTACTCTGGGTTTAAGGGAGATTGGTACAAAGAGACAATAAGAAGGGTTGGAGTCATTCACAAACTTGGAGCCAGGTGGAGAGCCGGCGCAACGTCATCTGACGCCTGCTGCGATCACAGAATCCTAAGGTCTGATCTTTCTGCTGCGACTGGAGTTCCGGTGGAGAAGGTGGTCCTTAATGCCGGTCACGTTAAGCAGGACTCATTTTTGACAAATTTGAAAGTTGTTGAAAAAGCTCTTGAAAACGACGCGAACGATGCTATAAACGGGCGGCTCAACCTAAAGCTGATGGGGCACTTTAAGCGAGTCTTTGAGCTCCTGATGCCATCCGCGTTTATGCAGCAGGGATGCGGAATGTATTCTCAGATCGCTATCGGTCCAGACGGAAATCTGAACTACTGCCCAGAGGTACCCACTCTTCTCGCTTCAGAAAAACAAAAATTTGAGTTTGGAACTGAGGTGGATCCGTCGAAGTACGCAGTCGCCTACGAGCAGTACTTTAAAAGTTCCGAGTGCAGTCAGTGCTGCTACCGAAACGCGTGCCGGTCACGCTGCCCTCTTCTGACTGACGAGAAATGCGCCTTTTATAAAGTCGTCGCCAAGCAGGTTTTTAGGATCCTTGCTAACGTCGACGACCCGTCACTGTTTGAACACCAGCTTGCGGAGCGCGTTGAAAGCACCGCCAGATGGATGGACGAACCGGTGCTAACGCGCGAAGAGATCGAGTCCTACGGCGCAGAGATCTTGGCGTAAGAAACAAGGTAACTGGTTTCGATTTGATTCCTGCGACAGCGCACAGTAAGGAACGTTCTTTCTTTGAAGATTCTCTCTCCCACAATCTCAGCGACTGGAACTTCTCCAATTCCTAAGAAGGCTTTAGCGCAGTCAAACCTGTGGGCTTCGTGAACATACATCGACTTTTCATTGATATTCGTGCAGTGACCACGCATTGCAACACACACCGCAAGATTGTCAGCTGAGCACAGAAGGTGAACCGCCGCAGCAGTTGACACCTTGCATGGAACTCGAGTTACAGCATCAACGCGCCGAACCGGCTGAGCTTGACCTTCGCTGCACACCGCGTGGAATTGAAGCTCTCCAGCGGTGGTTGAGCACGTTCCGCAGAATGAAGAGTGGGGATGCTTTCCAACAGCAATAGAGACAAGTCCGCTTGACGGGCGATTCCATCTGCACTCGATCTCTAATACTGGCCCGAATGATTTCTCTAGCTTTGCAATCGCGAAAGAGATAAGGTCTCTTCCGTGAAGACGCCCAGACCCAGTACCGGTTCTCGAGCAGTAGTCTCCGTCAAGCCAGCGCTCAAGAGAAAGTATGCTATCCAAGTCCTCCATAGCAGCAGCAGTCGTCGTCGCATGGAGGAGTGTAGCACGGACCACCCGACTTTTCACACGCCGGAAGATAGTACTTCTGACCCCCTATCGAAATCATAATGACGTGATTCGCGTTGATGACCGTGTTTCCTCCGGCGCTGTACGTCATGTTACCTCCCCTGAATCCTATCGGAAGAAGCGTGCCAGTTCCGCTTGGGGCTGCTGAGTGGGCGCTGAGGTAGCTTGCTGACGCATGAGATGAAAGGCTTCCTGAAACTGACGCATCCGCGGGTCCTCCGTTTCCAACAGCTTGAAGTATTGCAAGCTTCGCGGCATCGACAGAAGGTCCTATGACTCCTACTTTCGAATCGATGCAGTCAAGCTTAGTGAGCAATCCGCTAACCGCAGCCTGGGTAATTAAATTCGTGGTGCTCATCTAGGTAACTCCGAGTATTGTGCTTGCTGGAATGTACATCGTCGTGCCGTTGCATTCAACCCTTAAGACTCTTTTTCCAACTAGTCCTCCTGCCGCGTATTTGTATGTCGAAGTATTGATTTGGCACGCATGGCCGTCGACTGCAGCTTTAGCTGCGTGCGCTGAGATGTCGCTTGTGGCACTCACGATCATCGCGTTTACGTCGTCTATCGCTTCTTGGCACTTTGCGATAAATGAGTCCTCTGCGTTTGAAAGGCTGTTTGACACCGTGTCAACACCCGACGTGAGACCGGCTATAATTGCTTGGGTTGTTAGCGCAGAGTCCATATTACAGTACTAGTATCTTTTCAGAAATCATTCTCGCCTGAGTTGGAACTTTCAGCGAGGTTCCAGCAGCAACAACAGCAGTCACGTTCGTGATGTTATTGATCTTTGCAATAACCCACCACAGATCGGGAACAGTATAGTAAATCGTCGATATTTCCTCTAGCGTCTTTCCGCCAGCTGGCACGACATACGTGACGTCTGACGCTTTAGAGGAAACGTTCCCGTTTGGTCCTGACGGAACGTAAGAGCAGGGAACGTACATCGTCACAGGAGCCTTGCTTGTATCGATTGAGCCGTCGTCAAGCCTGCGCGGAACGTTAAACACAAACACCCAGTATCCTACGACTGAACCGTATGAATTCCGGTACGGCGTGCTCGGAGCTTTAAGCGTTACCCCATGCGCCTCCACTAATGAAAGGCTGGCGTGCTGGTTAAGGCGTGCGTCAGCTCTAGACTTGAAATCGTTTATCGCTCCAGTGACGTCGCTGATCAAATTGCCTATAATCGCCTGAAGCTGAGCCACTCCAGCCGAAGACGCGCTCGTTAGTGCGCTGATGTCGCTCGCTGTATTGTTCGTTATGACCCCGACCGTGTTAGGCATAGCATACTTACAGAACAAGTTCTAGGCTCTATGCGCCTGCTACAGAAAGAAGTCATTGATAGGTTTAAGTTTGATTGCGTTGCTGGAAGCTCGTTCGTTGAGGTTGACAGGTTTCTTCATTCAGGAGGAAGCGAAATCAAATTCCTTCTAGTTCTTACACCAACGCCTACTGGCAGGTCATCGTCCATCATCGTTATTTTGTCAGTTCCCGCACCGGATGGCGACGGCGTATGGTGGCTGTTAAACCCATTCATGAGTGACGAGATCGTCACACACCTGTGCAAGCTAGCTCCTCCTTCAGTACTGCAAAGCAGAATTCCCGACGATCTGAAAGTGGAGCTCGGGATCAAGTGACTAAAAAGGCGTCCTCGTTTCCAAGGACGCCCCAAACAAACCAACAGCCAAACTATTTCTCGTCGTCTTCAGGGGGAGGCGCTTCATCGCCTTCTCCTTCATCCTCACCAGCAGCGTCTTTCGGGGCAGGAAGCTCGCGGTCCAAATCAGCGAGAGAGTTGATCTCACCAGATGCTCCACCAGGAGATTTAGGAGCGCCAGGACCCGCGGAAATCGGTTGAGAGCCTCCAGTCTGAATGTTTTCTTCACCGTCGCCCTCTTTGCTGTCTTCATCTTCACCTGGCTTGGGAAGTCGTTCCATGCTCCAGATGATGCCGGCAAAAAGCTCGTCGGCAATCGGACCAGTGTGGTGTTGGGACAGCGCATCGCGAATGGCTTCAAGTTCGCCCCACGACATGTTCAACTCGTAGTCGTTGAATGATCCTTTTTTCTTTTTAACTTGCATGCCATAACTACGCGCCAGCGTAAGGTTCAGCGGCCTTGAAAGTTTCGGCGGCCTGGGCAGACTCTGGCTCGGTGCACGGATACTTGAACTCGTAAGCCCTGAACTTCTCAAGACCTTTGATAACATCCATAGATCCGCGGTAGTAGGTTGGGTGCTGGCGTTCCACAAACATTGTGATGCGACCGACGTTCTCGCCGGTATACTTCTTGCGAATCATGCGACCGATCATCTGATTTAGCAGCTCAAACGAGGCCACATAGTCAGCGATCACGCCTGCTCGTATCTCATTAACAGACACGCCTTCTTTGACCACACTCGAGATCAGGATGCAGCCTGGTGTGGCTCTCAGCCAGTCGAACGTCTCGTCGCGCTGCTTGGTGCTGTGCTCAGAAAATAGTATCCTCACCTTATCGGCGCCGACCAGCTTGGAGATCATCGCCTGGAGAATGTAGACGTGGAGCGTTCTTGTGGCAACCACAAGAGTCTGTAGACCCTGGTCCGCGTAGAACTTAGCCCACCTGGCAATGAGCTGGTTGCGCTCCTTAAACGATATGATGCTCTTGTCATACATGCGCTCAAGCAGGCACCACTTTGACTCAACCTCAAACTCTCCCATCTTTCCATTCGGAGCTGGAAGTGAGAGGCGGTGGCAGTTTGGCACCTTGACCAGCTCGCCGTCTTTGTCACGAAGCAGCCCATCCTCGTATTTCTGATCTGGATCAGTTTCGTAGACTGGACCAAGATATGTCCCTCTCTGCCAGACCCCTTTGATCAACGCCCAGGCGTCAGTCTCCTCGGTCGGAAGCTGGCTGACTCCCTTGAACTTGTTTTTCCACGCGCGGATGTCGACCACATGCACGATGGGCTTCGCGATGCGTCCGACGTGAATGAGCGGCGCCGCCTCGATCTTCTCAAGGATGGGACCGACCAAACCGTGCATGTCGCTGCACCGCGTCTTATCTTCGGAAAGCGTGGTGTCTGAGGCACCAAGACGATAGAAGGCAGGGATGGCCATTATAGCCTTGGACCAGGAGTCACTCGGAGCGTGGTGACACTCATCGACGAGGATTCCCGCGAAAGTGTTGAACCAGCCGTCGCGTTTCAGCTTGATGAAGTGGCGAGAAAGCATTGAGCCAGTCACGACAACCATATCGCGACCTTTGGACAAGGTCCAAACCTCGTTTCCACTCGAGTCTTTCTTCATCAGTTCATTCTTGCCACCACCAAATTGGGCGATGTCCCACGACGGAAGGAACTTCCTGGCTTCTTTGATAACCTGGTTGGCCAGACGCTCAGACGCCGTGAAATAAATGAACCGAGCGTCAGGCATCTCTTTCTTGATCATCGCCGCGGCGGCGCAGAAAGTGACAGTCTTACCACCTGATACAGTGACCTGGCACATCCCGATCGCTTCAGAGAGCCACGCGCAGATGCATCTACGTTGACCCTCGTCTAATTGGAACTCAGAGGCCACTATGTCGTCAGGGACATCATCTGGAACCATTCCCTTGAATGACCTTGGAAGAAGCTTTGAGGTGTTAAGATCAAACCGGTGTATGCGGCAGAGATCGAGGACGTCCCTTAGCCATCCGCGTCGAGCCTCGGCGCTTGTCGGGCTGGTTTTCTCGACCGGGTAGAGGTATCCACTCCAGCCTCGCTTGCCCTCCGTGAGCTTATACATCTGGTAGGAGTCGGCCCTCCAATAGTTCTCAGGACGGAACTTAAAATGATCCGTAATCGTGTTGATCTCTTCGTTCGAGCCGAAGATCCTTATCCGCGATGCAGTTTCTGTTAACGTGACCACGCTTATGAGAACCTAAGAGTTTTGAGGCTGGCTTAAAAAGTCCAGTTCTTTAAACAACTGTTGTTGTTCGCAGTGCGAAGTGACAAGTCAGCGGCCATAGAGCCCAAAGGTCCACATACTTCGTGAGTCGATTCAACACCCGTGGATGGTCGGCATATTATGGAGCAATGAGTGACTAGAGGACATTCCCAGTCCAGTCCAAGAGACTCCCAGGCCCACATGACCACCACGGTTTTTTAATTCCCGTTCGAGATGTCCTTTGGCAAGACTTTAAACATATGCCTGGCGCTCTGTCGCGTTGTTGTTAACGCAACCATGTCGATAACACCTGAGTTGTCTCTATCTCTCAGACGCCAAATCGCCGCTCGTGAGTTGGCTAATCCAACACGACCGGTTGACCGGGGGCTGACCACCCCCACGCGTTCAGGCACCCCCACGCCCGCTCCCCGCGCTCCTGAAATAGGGGTCGCCAGACCCATTGGTCAACACACCGTGATCTTTTTTCTCTTGATCACTATTGCCCAAGGCATACCGAGTGCTTGTGGCTCATCCGTTAGACATTTCATCCTTTGCATCTCACTTGGCTCATTTCTTGGGCCGTAACGGGGCTAGTTATGGCGTGGACAAATCTCAACTCAAAGACCTTGTTACGAGTCAATCCTTAGTGCGCGACACGAAGCACAATCGCACGGTAGTCTTCGTGGGCTATGCTGACGGGTCAGACGTGAACGTCTTCTCTGGCGAGCCTGTCGGGGGTGGTCTAAAGGTGCTAGTGCGCTGGCAGAGACGGCGATACTGGCTGGATGCTGCTGACTGCGAGGCTACCGAGACTCCTAAGGCATCTAAGGTACGCGGCAAGGTCCTTATCGGGGTAGTTCATCAGGGAGAGGTGCGCGCTGCTAGCGTCACAGGTGACAGAGAGGACAACCACACTAAGCACTTTGGGAAGTACAACCCTGCTGAGCGCTGGCGTTACGACGGCAAGGGAGTGGTAGTCTGGTGGGATTATCCTAAGGACGATGACAAGTTTGCGGTGGAGGACTATCTGGCTAGGTCAGGAGGTCAGAGCTTCAGGCACACGATCGTGACCAACCAGAACTTTTACGCGACCCATCCGAAGATTAAGCAGTCAGAGTCCATAGTTATTGGCATGACGAACGAGAAGATTGCACAGAGCGTGGTTGAGTCTCTGCTTGGCGAGGACGAATATTACGAGCCCAAGCCGAAGCCCGCTCCTTCCAGAGACGAGGTTGACGACGCCATTAACGCTCTCCTGAAGCCATGGGTAGACGAGCACATCGGCGATTCGGTCACTGCTTGGTCTCACCTCGGGGGCGAAGAGATCGGGATGCGCTACCGGGAATACAAACACCAATGCGATAAGAGCGAATGGGAAGACGTGGCTCACGGGCTGACGAAGCACCTGGAAGAGCAGGGCTACACTGGGTACGAAGTCTACAGCCTGAGTACGCGGGGCTTCCTGCTGCGCAAGGCGTCTACCAGCGAAGCTCTGATTGCCGAATACGATCTCGCAGGTAGCGGAGGCTCATCAGAGCCCGAGTACCTTGAGGGCGTAGACATCGGTGACATCGTGGAGGTGGACGGCGAGCAATTCGTGGCCATTGACGGCATTACCAGAGGCGGCGCTACTATGTGGTTTGTCTCGCTTGCTAAAGGTGGCCTGTACTACGCCGGTGAGGATCCCTCTGAACCTTCTGACGGCATGTCAGTCGATGACCCTTACGCTTCAGCCGAGCTGCTCAGCGGGGAATTTAAGGTGGTGGGCAAGGCTGACGAGCATACTATGAACCGCATCGATAACTCTTTCCCAGGTGTCACCTGGAGCGACACAGACGGGGATGGAGACGAATAGTTAGCCCATGCGAGCAAGACAAATTATCGAAGCCATGTGCAAAGGACCCGCCTGCAAAACCGGTAAAGGTTTCAAAGGCGCCGACAAAGAGATGAAGAAGGATCTCAAAAACAAGGACCGCGAAAACAAGTTTGCAGCAAGGTGGTCCAAGAAAACTGGCCGCACTCCTGGCAAGGAAAAATAATGAAGGCTCGCCAGCTCATTGAGGCCGCGGTACCGGGAGCATCCGTGTTCCCGCCAGTGCCATTGAAGGATGTCACCTACGAGGTGGCAGTCTACCTCAATGACCTGCTTGGCAAGCACACCTTAAAGTGGTCCGGAGGGGCCCCAGGGCCTGGTCCTCTTGCCGGCTATGGTGCAAGGCAGTATCGTGACTACGACCTGCCAGAGGTCAAATACCTAATCGGAATTGACCCCGTAGAGGGCAAGTGCATCCAATTCGACGCCACCGCATACTTCGGCGAGAATCCTCCACGAGTTACCGGCCACCCGAAGCCATCACAGGAATACGTCGACTTTGTCCGCCAGTATGGCACCTCCCATTGGGACCCAAGCTTCAAGTTCCTGGCGCATTGCGCCAATCAGTGGCTTGCGGCCTCCAAGATTCAGATGCCAGGATACATCTTCCAAGATGACGAGTTCGAGATGCCTGAACCATTCAAGTCTCAGCTGATACAGCCTAGCGGAGACTGGTGGAGAGCTGACTCAGGACGGCTGTACAAGGGAAACCGGGCATCAGGCAAGATACCGCTGACTTTTTACATTTACAAGCAATGAACGACAACTGGATTCCAAAGCGCGAGGACGGCAACGTCTACATCCCCACCAAAGGCCACGAGGCCACGTTTGACGACCTCGCGCAGCTGTTTTGTTTAGATGCTGACGAGCACGCCGCTGAAAATGCGGACCACTGCGATCTCCGTCTGCTGCAAAATGGCAAGCCAGTTCGCCATGACCCAGAGGAGTACGACTTCAGCTTCGATCCAGGCTTGGAATACGTCCTTTATGACGGCCAGCATGACAACGAAGCCAACATGGTCAAAGTCATCTTCGACTCAAGCGGCAAGGTGGCGAGAGGCGAGATCGTCTGGTGGAACGGCGACGACAACGCCATGGCTGGAATGCTCATGGCGCTGCAAGATTGGAACTGCGACACTCCTCCGACTCCTGCCAAGCAAACTTCGGAGTCAAAAGCAGACGAGCTCGTAAGGCGACTGATCGACTGACCGTAGTTAGAGCATGCCCGCGCGCTTGCTCATCCGCTTTGATTTTGTAGCCGCGATTGACGGCACACCGTTCAGGTTCATGGTGCATCGCAACCCAAAGCCAGGCGAGGCACCATACCGAGTCACCCGCGTAAGCGACGACGGACTGGAGGTCATTTCTCACATCGACATCTCAGCTGAAGACGCACTAGCTGTTGTCACCCAGGGTCCATCCCTTCATCTCCTGAACCGCAAAGGAGTATCAGTACAGGCCCCTCTCGCAAAGTACCGCTACGCGTCAATCCTGTCACAGAGCGAGCCTCGTTTCAAATAAGAAATGTTTACATTTTGGCGGTCTTGGGGTATCATAAGTAGTGTATGCGAAATGAATCCAAGGCTGACCAGCTGGTAAGAGCCCTTCTCGAGGAAGATGGTGGCAAGATTGAAAATGGATCCCTTTACTATTGCGGCCACTGCGACGACGTAGTGCTTGCTGCGTTTAACAGCAAGACCTGCCCAAGATGCGAGCGCGAACTTGATCCAGCCAGCAAGCGCGAAAGAAAGCCAAAAGCAAAGTAATCCCATGAATGAGAAACAAAAACAAGCGACTGCTAAGAAAGTGGTCGAGCACCTTTTGGACGAGTACGCACTAAACCCGAATCCTGGCGCACCTCCAGCGGACGACCAGTGGCGTAAATCAAACGAGCTTGACGGAGCGCAGTCAGGGAAGTTTAAATTCAAAATACTCCGACCGATCGAGGCGTTTCACTGCGACCAAGACCCTGAGAACAGCCGAGACATCGGACGCGTCAGAAAGCTGAATCCTGGGACTTACCAGAAAGGATCAGCCTACATCTCTCCGGCGTACGGCGAAGAAAGAGGCGGTCCAGGCGAGCTTGATTCAGTGTACTTCCACGCTACCCAGGAATACAGCCAAAATTGGCGTCACGTCGTCGATCCGGCAGCTAAGGAGTGGCTCAAGCAGAGCACCGAGCTTTACCCATGCATCCCAGAAGGCGAAGACACTTCTACCACCAACATCTACTGGGTGCGAATGAACGACATTGTGGCAAACGGAAAGATTCTGACCCCGCTCAAAGGATTTGCAGACGCGGAGGACGAAGTTGTTGGCGACGTTAAGGGACAAGTTGACGAGCTTAGAAGGCTCCTTATGGCCGATCTCGTCACGCATGCCGTCAACGTCAAGGACCCTGAAGATGTTTGGAAGGCTTTCGATCGCTTCGAGAAGATTGTCATTGAGAGGTTTGAAAACATCTACGACTCTGGAAAGCGAACTGACGAGCTCATGGATTTCCTTGAGCAAGAGGTGTTCAACTACGTGCTCAAAAACGAGTTCGGCGCAACCGACGAGGATCTCGAGGTGTAGTTAACCAGCATGAAAATAAACGAGTCAAAAGCGGCACGCGTGGTGGCCGCCCTTCTTGAGGACGGAACACCTGATTTCAGGGATGATCCACAACACCAGCAAAAGGATCCTCAAGAGCTCGCCGATGGCACGCGGGTGCGGTTTAACCTGAGAGATATTAGCCCGAGGGAATTTGGCGACCTTTCCGACATCGGAGGAGAAGGAAGCATCGAAGAATTTGAGGGCGCGACTGGCACTATCGAGAGCCTGGATGTCTGCTCAGGTAACGAAGAGCCTAACAAGGACTTCGAGTATTACACTGTCAAGTTTGACAATGGCACCACGCTGCACGCTGTCTCTGGCTACCATTTTACCCCCATTCAGCAATAACATGAAACCCAAGAAAGCGCCTGTGGCTGTATGGCCTCCTCAACCTGCAGCTCCTCCCAAAAAGAGCACAGCAGATAGGATTGTTGACCGAGTTGAACAGTTTCTCGGCGATGTAATCGACGCCGATATGAGCCCAGAAGACCAGAGTGAGGAATGCTGGTCGCTGTGCATCGACGCCGCTAGAGATATGGGTCTCGAAGACGAAGCTGCTCAGAGCGCGGCTAAAGAGGCTTGCAGGATTCTGGGGTATGAGCGCGGCGTGAACGAGTCGCTAAGCGTTGGCCAGAAAGTTGTAACAAGGACAGGACTTGTTGGCGTGGTGCGCAAAATCAAGGGAGAAAATGCTACTGTGGCAATCCACAACCGCTTGTGCACGTACCGCGTTGGAACTCTAAAGCCGAAGGGAAAAGCGGAAGTTGAAGAGTCCGTCTCTCGTAAGCTCATTGAGGCCGCTGTTCCAGGTGCTGAACAGGTCAAGCTGACGCGCCCGTTCATCGGCATTCCAGCTGGAACAACCGGTCAGGTCGTGAAGCGCCACGAAACCCAAGGAAAGGTTCTGGTCAAATTCACCGTAAAAGAGAGCCCGTCGTGGGTCCCTCTGTCGGCGCTGACGCGCGCCGGAGATTCAGACGCGTCTGAGGACCAGGAACGCAACGACCTTGAGGCGCGCCGAGATGGACCGCACGGCAGAGGCCGCAACGCTTCTTGCGAATAATATGACTGACTCCCAATATCTCCAATCGATCGTCTCTGCGGTGGATTCAACAGGACAGGACATCAAAACGACTTCAACGTGGTCCTACGTCGGCATCACCACCAGAGGAAGCAAGGACTATCTCACGTGGGCGTCGGAGATTGGCGAGTTTCAAGTTAATGTAGTCCCGAGTGGAATCATCTACTCCTTCAGGCCGAAGAAGAAAAAGCTTGGAAACCACGGATCGGGCGGCCTTGGGCCGATCAGGTACTCTGGGAACAGGGACGAAGACCTTGGAAATTTGTATGAGATCATCCACGGTGTGGTCGAGTACATCGAAGGTCAGTGGTTCGGAAACGAGCACGGAAGCCCTGAGCCTGAAGCGGCGCCAGAACCTGAGCGCCAGGAGAAAGCTCAGACATGGCGGGATGCCAAGACTGAGAATGAAATCATCAGGCTGTTTCCATTCCGCCCAAAAAGCGACGACATCATAGATTTGGTCCAGAAGGCCAGGGAGATGAAAAGCAATAAGTTGATCAACCTGGCAAAAGAACGTTCATCTAGGGTTGAAAGCCTAACACCAGAGAAGCAAGCGGAAGCGCTGGTGAACCAGCTTCTTGACTCTGACGGCCCTCCCAAGCCGACGAAGTTTGGCTTCAAAGTCAAGGACGGCCTTATCAGCTTCAAGCGCAAGAAGAAATAGCTCGGAAGGGCTAACCGACCTGTAGATATGGCATGAGCTTGCAGCCACTGCCAGAAGATTTTCTTTTTAACAAGATCCCTGAGGGAGTTCAAAACCTCGATTCACGAGGAGTGCTTCAAGCGCTGTGCGGTGGTTACCAGGACCGCCTCGAAGATCTGCGCTCGTACGTCAAGAAGTACGAACAGCTGCTCGATCCAACTGCGCCATTTCCTGAGACTTCAGACAACGTCATCTTTGCCACTTACACCAGCTCTCAAGGACGAACTGTCATAAGGACCCTCACGGTGGACAGCTCGACTCCAAAGCTTCCTGAAGGCACCGTTCCTGGATCTGGACCGTGGAAGCTGTGGTACGGAAATGTCGCAGAGTGGGCCGCTGAGCGCATGGGAATGAGCTCAGACCTGCTGACAAGCGTCTCGCTTGGGACTGACTTCCTGCGCGCTGTCGACGCCGACATCATCCAGTATCTGGCTTCGACTTTCGGCACCGTCCTTTATCAGACCAACAAGAGCAAGCTTCGTGCGTCTGAGCAGCGGCGCATCGTGGCAGGTTACTTCCCGCGGCTCAAGATCAAAGGAACATCGCAGAGCTTTGAAGTGCTCGGCAGGTTGATGAACTTTGGCGAAGTGAAACTGACTCCTCTATGGGGGCGACTCACGCCGCGCCTTCCAAACGACGTAGGCTCTCCTGCTAACGACAAGGACTTCAAATTCTCGCCTGACATCGAGCCCACGGTTGCTGTTAGTACGCCTGAAGACATTCAGCCGTACGATCCGTTTGACTATACTGATGGAGGAGAGCTCTTCGGGTGGCCTGCGGTTCAGAACGGAACAGACTGGACATTTGGAAGCTACGCCACCCTGAGTACCAGCCGAAACACGCAGAGCTTTTACCCGACCGCGGTGAATGGCTACAACCCATTTGTAAAGATCTTTGTAAGCGAGACAGGAACAGTAAGCCACCCGAAAGCAGGAACCGCTTACGTCCTGTCAGGTGGAGCAAACCACAGGAAAGCGTCCGTGGAGCTGGTTCAAGGCCCAACTGAGATCAACACCGACGCTTTGCGCAGTCTTCCACTTTCAAGCGCGCTGCATGCTGTTGCTGGAAAGGGAGCAGTCATCTATGGAGGAGTCAACTACGCTCAAGACTCGATCTTCACCGGAGCAAGCGGAATTGAAGTCGGCACGGCATCCGGAAGTGTTGAAGTCTACGCCGTGACAGACTCAGGGAACGACACCTCAAAGAGTTACGTCGTGACAAACCAGTTCACGGGAGTGGTCGGAAAGACCTACGCAGTAATCACTGGCAATGTGATTGCAAGAGACTCGAGTGGAAACGTAGTTGCACACTCAGTGGTCTCAGACTCGCTTGGAAACGAGATTCCAACTATCCCGGTGCAAGTCGGAGAGACATACACCATTCAATCTGGGTCTGGAAGCGCCAACGACTACGCGACGTACAACGGGGTGGACATCGGAGGTCGAAGCGGCTCCTCAGGCCCTCTGTATCTTGGGTTGAGGGTAGCGGGTATCAAACAAGGTTTCAAGTACGCGGTGGTAGGAACAGGAGTCGTTTTGTACAACGGCGTCTGTTATGCGGCCAGCAGCAGGTTTACCGGAAATGGAGGAATTTTTAGTCGCGTCTTCAACGTAGGAGGCGCAGACGCAGATTCATCTGACCTGTCAGTGACCAGCAACCCCGACGGCGCCAGGATGTGGGCAGAAGCAATTGCAGAAGGTCCAGGATTTAACGGAGTGACACTTACAACTGGAGCGCTAGGACAACTAAGGATTGAGCCTTACTACCTGTCTGCGGTCAAATACCGAACAAGCTACTACAACCTGTCGCTTACTATCGACTTTGAAAAGTTCGTGAAAGCGTACGGAGCTTCAGCGGTTACCAAAAACAAGAATCTTGCCGAGAACCCGTCACTGTGCTCTGATGGAACAGCCCAAGCTCCATTTCGGCCGTGGACTGGAGTAAGACCGCGCGTCCAAGCGTCACCAGCAAATAAGGACGTGCAGATCGACATGGCAAAGCTCAGCGAGATCGGGCTTCAGTCTACTCAGCACTTTGAGGAGGTCCGCGCTGCAACTCGTGCCCCTCGTCGATTATCGTTTGGATTCTCGCTTGCGGACAACGTGATCTACGCTCCATTTCCGAATAAAACAACCTTGGCAACCTACGCCGAAGGCGACGAGATGACGGGAAACGGAGATGCTCTGGCCATAAGTCCAAATCCTCCTGAACCGCCTTACAGCGCTTCACTCGTGCTTCTTTGCGCAGACGGCGAAACGCAAGTTGCAGCCACAGGTGAAACTGACCCGAACGACCAGCACACTATCAACTACACGGCTACCGTTATTGACAAACTAGGCGTGACTCGCGGGTTCACAGCCACATTCCGCTTTCCAAGCGGAGACTCTGGCGCAGATAGCGTGACAACTCCGATTCCGATCAACACGTTCAAGTATAGCTGGTCTGGAGATGTCGCAGTTGGACAGCAGATCATCGCAAAGTGGATTCCTGAAACTCCAGACAAGTTGCGTCCTGAGCCGACAAACGCTCTCAAGGAACAAGACTTGGTGGGATACCAGGGGAGACCTGAAGATGAGCAAGATCCGACTGAAGGACAGTATGCTCAGAATGAGGACGGCTCTGTGCTTAGCAGCCTGTGCGCTGGCGGGGACATGGTCGACCTTGACACTTATCTTCCTGACAAACCTGACGCGTCATTGAGAGCTGAGACCTCAAAGCTGACAGTGCTAGATCAAAGCGGAGTTGAGTTTGACGTGATCGGTCATGACATCATGTCTCAAACTCAATCGCGCCCAATCCGCATCTCGCTTGCTCCTCGAGTTCCGAATGGTAGCGGAGAATACATCCAGGGACGCACGGCAGTCGGTGTGATGGGGGACAAGCTTTACCACATTGGATCTGTCAACGGGGTACTTGTCGGGGATCCCTCTAAATTTTATTCAAAGACGCACACTGAAGGCCTCGTCTGCTGGATCCCATTCAACAGGCACCCTGAAGAAACGGCGGACATTGCGGACATTTCGCCGACAAAGTCGAAACAAGACCTGATTGGTACGATCGCACGAAGCGACCGCCCGTGGGATTCCAACAGGGGATGGTACACAAAGCTCAACAGCGGCGTATCTTTGGTGTCCAGCGCTGGAAAGGACATTAGCGGAGCTTTTACACTCGCAGTGTGGATTAAGCCAGGACCAGTCGGAGCGAACTCAACCATTATTGAAGTAGGGTCAGCGCGCACTCCAAGCGGGTACATCTTACCAGGTGTTCCTTACGCAGCAATGGGCGGTACAGTTCGCTACGCTGGAAAGGATTACACTGGAGGATTTGTCGGCATCGATGGAATAACTGAATACCAAGCGGTCGGAGCGGCGTACGTGATCAAAGTTTCTGCGATGGTGTCTCCAAACATACCCGTAGTTTCTGCTACCACTAACGGAAGCTCAATTCAGTGGTGGGTAAAGGGAGCTAACGGAGTGCTCGCGCTGCTTCCAACCGCGCTGCCTCTGACTGCGGGACAGTTTAACTTTGCCACTCTCACCATCACCCCCACATCAGCTGGATATGCAGGCGTGACAGCCAGCGTCGGAGCTTCGCAAGCGTCATATCCAAGTGTCAGCTACATCGGTTTCAGCGGAGACGACACGTTTACACGAATCTCTGGGTCCTCAACCGGATTTGGAATACACGACTTAAGGATGTGGGGAGTGGTTAAGACTTCAGCACAGCTCGCATCTTTGCTATCTCCAAAACTGCGCGACACAAAAGTTGTTCAGGCCGTGCCTTACTTTGAGACACTGGTGCGAAAAGAAAAATGGAGAATTGAGGTGCTGCCGTCTGGATTCGCTTTCCCAACAAGCAACGCGGTTGCTCCATTCCCACACCTCAAGAATGTCGACGTGGCCACCACAGCAACCTGTCAGCTCGCGTCACCAGTTACTCCTGGATCGGTGGTAGTGCGCCAGGGATCAAACACCATCACTGACGTTCCTAACGCAGGAAATGAGACAGGGACAATAGGTCTGTCAGGTCTCGTGACTGGAGGGACGATCAACTACTACACCGGAGAGCTTACGCTGAACTCGAGCGAGAAAACTCGAGTCACTGTTGAGTACGTCAAGAAGTCTACCACGTCTGGAGCAGACCGCCGCGGAAGAGCGATTCGGTATCTTGGTAGCGGACGGTACTACGGATCAGATCTAAAACGAGAGGTTGGAATTGGAGGCGGACAAGGACTTCCCGCATCTTCGTGGAGGCTTGGAACTCGCATGTGCGATGTTCCGGCAAGCGGAAAGCTAGTTACCACTCCAATCAATCCATGCGCTTCGCACGTATGGACAAGGGGTAACGACGGGTTTGTATACAAAATTGGAGCAGAAAATGGGGTATGCACCGCGACTGTTTCGCGCTACCTTAGAAGCCAGCGCGAAATATTCCTGGCTCACAGCGCCACGCAAGAAGAGATGAACAACCTGGCAGTCGCAGCCTACAGGACTCCTCCAGCCGAGTACTTTGGTGACACTGGAAACCTTATCACGGTGGCAAAAAGGATTGGATCGGTTGTTCCTGGAGAGCAACAGTTCCTCGACACCAGTGGCCTTCCTCAGATCGCAACAGGGTTGGGCGAAGTCTCTGTAGAGTTCAGCCAGATCGACTGCATCTTAGAGCCCGGATCAGACGTGATTCTCATCACGCAAGGAGCCGCCGGACTTAAGAATCCTCCTGCTGTTGAAGACAAATATGGTTTCGTAGGATCGGTAAAACAGGTAAGCGCTCCTGCGCTTGGACGCTACAAGGTAATCGTGTCGTTGACCGGGCTATCTTCTGACAAGGTCAACCCAAGCGGAAGAGGGGTCTACCCAAAAGACAGCACGTGGGAACTTCGCTACATGGACAACAAGGTTGTTGGCACACCTTCTGCTGGAATCATGATCGATGACGATCACTCATTCGATGACGCAAGGACTGATGGCGAGTACACCAGCCCAGTCGGAGCTCGCAGGCCAGCATACCTCTACTCAACCCAGCGAAGCGTCTGCTCGATTGTTGGAAAGGACGTCTACTACTCATGGGACGACCCTGAGAGCGAGTTCACCGGTCAGGACCTTCCGTACGCCACAAGAGACGACGCGGGTCTGTTAAGCTTCACATTTAACACTGACATTCCAAAAGGAAGCTACGCCGTTGAGATTGATGCTGGAAACGTCGGGCGCCCTGACCCCGGTTTCGACGGGTTCGCTGTCGAGCTGAGCATTGGAGACGCTGTGGTGGTCGGGAAGTTGCTACCTGGGTCTTTGAACTACCGCGCCACGACAACTCTCGAGTTCACGCTCAACGCTGCCTTGACAAAGCCGTGGTCACTTGTGGTCAACTGGACAAACGACCGTGACTTCCCTGAGAAAGGATTCAAGCGTCAGATTGCGATCTACGCGATTCGAATCTTCGAGCGTACGGTTCGGATGTACCAGGTCAGCCCAGCTAACGGCACCCTTACCGAAGTCGCCATCACACCGTCAATTGCCTCAACTCCGGGTGGAGTCATGGCAACCATTGGAATGGATGGATCAGCAACGTCATACTCGCACGAAGGAACGGATTACCCCAATCCAGGCTACCCTTCTGCGCTTCTTATTACTGGATCAACGTTCGAAAGACGCGAGCATATTAAATCTGAAAGCGCGGCGAGCTATCAGGCAGATTCATCTCCTGCTGCTCCGACCGCACAAACGCCTACACACTCATGAGTTTAAAGATTGGAGATACACTGCACGCTGCGTGCACTGCGACCGGAACAAACTTGACATTCGTTTGGAAATGGTGGGACGGCACAGTGTCCGTCACAAACGTCGGTCAGGCAGACAAGATCGTCAACCGTCCTGGGCCGCTCAGTTACAGCGTCTGCGTGGTCGACGAGCGTGGTCAATCTGTTGAGAAGAGCGAGACTGGGATCGTCGTGTCCGCCCCGCCGTTGGTCACCAATGTGTCATACGCAGCAGGAGCGCTACGGTTCAACGTGGATGGCCCGTGCACATGCACGTTCAACTCTGTTCAGCAGAATGTGGTTGGAGCTTCTCTGGTCACCATCAACACCACGCCGTCATCTGGGCTGTACGACTTGGTAGTCTTTAACGCAAACGGTTCGACCACGATTAAGGTCCCGGTTTGTGGGGTAACCATGCTCCCGCTGATGGTCTCTGAGATCGACTACGACTGGACAGAGATGCGGATCGCTGACGCGAGCACGTCCGACACAAACATGAAAGTGTCGGTGTACGCCTCTGATCCAAATGGAGGAACAATAAACAGCATCGCGTGGGTGGTAAAAAGGACAAGCGACAGCTCTGTTATCTCCATTCCAGGTCTTTCAGCAACGCTGACGGCGTCTGGAAAGGGATGCAAGAGCTTGCTGTCCATGCCAATCACGACGGCAGTTGCGGCAGCGGCAGGGCTGGTTGATAAGTCAACTGTGCTAGTACAGATTACCGTCTCAAGCACATCAGGGGCGTCACTCGTGACAAGCAAGTATGTGACCGTCAACGGAAACTCTAATCCTCAGATCCAATCTCCAACCGCGTATCCAACATCGGTCGCAACGGGTCGACTCTTTGTATTAAGCGCGAACGCTACCCATCCGCAAAATAACAAGCTTACCGCCTCGTGGTCTCTCGCGGGTCCTGGGACAGTCACCTACGGAAATGGGTTCTGTGTCATTGGACGCCGAACTGCAGCAGGAACCATCACTGCCACAATTACAGTGCGAGATGAACATGGGGCTCAAACGCAGGCGTCAGTTCAAATCAACTAGCGGAGGGGCCTTAAAAATAGTTGCAAAAAAGTGTTTACAATTTTCCGCAGAGTGATATAGTGTATCCACGATTGCGGTTAATTTAACAACTAACAAATATACAACAAATTATGGCCCTGAAAAAAGCAAATGTAAATGTTCAAGAAACTGCGGCTCCTAAGAGCGACATTCCGGTGATTA